CCTGTCGGGTTAACTGACAGGTAAGTAGAACGTCAGCTTTTCTAGCATTTGTCTGCTCCGTTTTCCACTGTTTTGTACGTTCGCGGTGCGTTCTCCCACTGCGAAAAGGCATCATCCGCGAGCCTCGCCACGTCCCTTTTGCGGGCGTAATGCTCGACCATCTGCAGGCTCTGACGGGACACCGCAGCCGTCTGGGCTACAGTGCAGCCAGCTTCCAGAAGCGCGTTGACCGCGTTCTTGCGCAGGCCATGCGGTACGGTCTTGACGCCAAGCCCGGCGGTGAATGTCTGCAGCACATGGCGCGCGGCCGCTTCATCCATCGGCTTGCCATCGCGGGTGCAGATCACGTCATGGTCGCGGGGCCGATCCTGCAGCACTGCCCGCAAGGCGGTGTGCTGGGGGATATCTAGATCAGCCTTCGTCTTGCCAGTCCTGATGCGAACGCGGCCGCCCGCAAAGTCCGACCAGCGCATCCGCACCACGTCACCGATCCGCTGGGCCGTGTAGTAGAGCATATGCGACAGCAGACGGACGTTTGGGTCATTGGAGGCAAGCGCGGCCTGCAGGATGGGCTCTGGCCACGGCGGATGCTCGTTGCCCTTGATGGGTGAAATGTCGTCGCAGGGATTCGAGGTGACGTACTCACGCGCCCGCGCCCATGAGAACATCGATCCTGCAGCGCGCAACGTGGCGTTCATGGCGCCAGGCGTCTCCGCCATCTTATCAAGCAGTCGCTGCATATGCCCGCGCGTGACCTCTGCAGCCGGCGCGGTGGGCATCTGGTGTGCCAGCCGTGTCAGGTAGATGCCGTACACCTTCTTAGTCGCATCAGACAGCTTCGCGTATTCTGCAGACCGCTCGAACAGGCCGATCAGCTTCGGCATCCGCATCATGTCGGGGGCCCGCCCGCGATTGCGATGGCCCATCAGCGCGGCATAGCTGCCACCGAAGCCAGGGTCGCGCAGGTCGGGGAGGCGCGTATAGACCTTCTTGCCGTCGACCCGCTTACCGGTGTCGAAGTAGTAATAGACCTTGCCCTTCGAGCGGACACGTTTGACGTACTTAGGCAGCAAGGCCCGGTTGATCCTTTTCCCAATCGTAGGCGCGGCCGGACAAGCGATTGATGTCCTCGTCTATTGCGGCGCGATCCCAGTGGTCCTCGCCCCCAATGCGAACCGGAAGCGGCAAGCGGCCGATCGCGACTTCCTGCAGGAATTTTGCCGGTGCCATGTCGCAATACCGGGCTGCAGTCGATCGCCGCATCAGGCGGGGCCAGTCAGGCGCAGCACTACCCATCACTTCCCCCTCTCGCGGATGGCGGCGGCGATGTCCTCGCCATGATCGGCGCAGTAAGAGCGTTCGCGATCGCTCATGTACCCGCCCGGTACGCACTTCTCAGCGATCTCTGCCGCCTCCTCTCGCCCGGCTGCCACGCCTGCGAGACGGTGGGCAACGAACGCCTGCACCACGTCAGTGTGGTCCAACTCGCCGTCGAAGAAGCGGCTAATGTGCCGCTCTGGCTCGCCAAGCGATCGCATCAGATGCCCCGCTGCGTCACGGTCAGCTTCCGTCACAGGCGCCCTCGCCTCGGTCATGACCTCACCTCGTAGACATGCCACACGAAGGTGCCGTGCACGACGGAGCCGACATGGATCGGAGAAGGGTATCCGCCGTTGCCAGCGATCTCATGACCAGTACCGTAGATCGCGAACTTGCGACGGACGCGAGCCAGCGACGGGTCCAATTCCATCCACAGCGCGGGATCGCCTGTCGCCGGGTCTAGCGCGACAAGATTGACATTGGCGCTGCCCGGCACTTCGATTTCCGTAATCTGCTGCAACGGGAATTTCCATACGGTACGCATCACGCTCCCCCTCCCTTCCCGTTTTGACCTGATTCCCGGTCAAAGCCGGTAAGATCGGTCATCTTGTCTTTGACCTGATCGGTGGGGGTGGCGAGAGCGGGGCCGACGTGATGGCGCAGCAAGTCAGCGGCTTCCTGCCACTCGCAATTTGGCCACAATGGCGCGGCGATCCGAAGCCCATCCGGTCCGTGAAAAACCAGCCCGATGTCGCCACCATCACGGGTCAGCAATTCACCAAGCCACAGCATTCGGCCGTTGCCCAGACCTACCGATACGCCCACGTCAGGAACGCCGTCGTCCTCGCTGCAATGACACAGCACCTCGCCTAGCCCGGTGCCTTCCTCCCCCGCCTCGGTCGCGGGTGCGCTGGGGGCGGCGGATAGGGCGGCACGTGCCTCATTCAGCGCGCGGACGATGAACGGCCACCGGAAGAAAGCATTCTCCATGCCGGCATCCGTCCAGCCATCATGATCGCCGTCAGGGTCTTGCAAGGCGCGCTTGAAGCCAGCGACCAATTCGTCTTGGCCAACGCCCTTCGCATTCCATTCGTCGTCCGCTCGCTCGCTCGTCTCTGCCGATGCCTTGGGTGTGGTGATGGGCGTGTAGGCGATCACGTCGCAGTCAGGCGGCATCGGCTCGCCGATCTCATGAATGTATGTCCCGTACTGCCAATGAACGGCGCGCTTCGCCATGCGGGTGAATGATCCCCCGCGCGTCATGATGACGACAGGATCGCTCGCATCGGTTGGCGCGCAAGGGCCACCCGGCCACGGCTTCATCCCGCCGGGTATCTCCCCCGATGCCGCAGGGGTGGCGCGAGCCTCGTCCAACTCATTCTGCAAATCCGAAACGATTTCGGATGGGCACTCCATGTAGCAGTAGCCCTTGGGCAGCGCCTCCATGAGCGCCCGACCGACATTCGCCATATCGCGAACCTCTGCCAGCGCCGACGTGTAGCCATCCTTCTGCCAAGTATCGGAGGCGTTCTGGATCGTCTCCATAATGTCGGCATGGTCTGGCTTCGCGCCACACTCCACCGATGCCGCCCCCGCCTGTGCTGGCGGGCGGGTGGCTTCGTCGGCGAAGGCGAGCATGGCGCGGATGGCGGCTTCCGCTTCCCATCCGGGTGCATTTGTTTCCCCTGCCATAGCCATGTGGACCATGACCCTGTTGCGGACTAGCTTGGCCCTATCTCGGTCCGCGTCGTGCGATGTGGTCATGATGTGGCTCCCAGGGCTGCGATCCGGTTCAGAACTTTGACGGCAGAGCGAATGGCGGCATGGGTGTCAGCGCCAAGGCCTCCTGCCCTGTCGCGATCATCTAGCCACCTGCTCGCGGCGACAACCTCAGCTCGCAGACCCGCCTCCCGCAGCTTCTCGCTATCTGGCGCTGGGGTGGCGACATGCTGTGGCAGCGGTGAATGCTTCGGCTTGGCGGCCTGTTTGGCCCGGATCGCTTCGACCTTCGTCCAGATGCGCGCCAGCTCGGTTTCGGCGTTACCATGCATGTCGAGGTTGTTGGCTAGGCACAGCGCAGCCAGCGTGACCATGACGCCCCCGACCTCTTGCGCCGGATCACCTACGTCCCGGCCATAGACATAATCGACAAGCTGGTGCGCCTCGCTGGCGGTGCAGCCGGTCGACTGCACTAATTCCAGCGCCTCCTCCAAAAAGCGGTGATTGCGCTCCTCACGGTCCCCGGCGATCATCTCACCAAAGCACGCCATGAGCCACGGCTGCACGCGCTGCTGAAAAGTCTTATCCATGATTGCTCTCCTTGGTGGAGTGGGCGCGGGCGCGGAGGGCGGCGACCGTCTTCCGTCGAGCCGCAGCGCTGATGGTGTAATCGCGGGCCAGCAGGGTGCGATCGATCCCGCCCTTGACGGTCACTATGACCTTGCTGCCGGCAGCGTTGGGCCTGATGGCCAGTTCGAAATCGTCCGGCTCGAACAGCGCAATTTCGCAGCGCACGTCGAGCGCGTTGTCGAAGCCGCACTTGATCGCAGCCACCTCGTCCGCCAGCCGCAGCAGGTCTTGCAGGTCGGGCTCACCCATGAGACGCCTCCCCGGTGGCGCGGGCGGCATTGGCGGCCTCACGTAGCTTGGCGATTACTTCGGCTTGGGTGCGCAAAGGGCGGTCGTTCCAATCGGCAAGATTGAGGCATTCGCCAAGGTCGCCGAACAGGTCTACGCGCTCGTCGCACCATCTTTCAGCGACATCACCGTCAACACCAAGGACGCAAGCAACCGCTCCTTCAGCGCACCAACAGGACGCCTCTTTAATGTCGGCCGCTGAGCCGAACATTTCGTCGCAGTAATCCTCCTGCATCCACGCCCCTTCCGGCGTCAGCAGATCGGCAGCCGCATCCAGCACCTCTGCTACCGTACCCCCGGTCATGACAACCACTCCTGATCGTCATCATTCTGCATCGGAGCCACGGACACCTCGTAGGCAATCCATGCCACGAGAGCGATTGGGATAAGCCAAAGCCAGATCACGCTGCATCCTCCATCTTGCGCTGCGCAAAGGTGCGGCCATCGGCACAGCGCAGGGGGTAAGGGCTTGGCGACACACCGCGCAGGAATGGCCTGTTGCGGGTGAGGTCGCGGGTGGATTGGGGGATCGGTGGCATCATCCCAACACCAGCTCGGCAGCTTCATCCCGCGCCGCCTCGATCGCGGCGATGGCATCATCCGACAGCGACGGGCGCACCACCTCGAAAGCCTTGACCGCGCGGCCATAGGCTTCGTCATCCTGCGCGCCCTTGAAAAAGTCGATCAAGTCCGCGCCGTCGCCGGTGTGCGCCTCGCCTCGCTGGGTGTCGTCGGGGCCTTCGGGCTCAAGCCGGGCCTCCAGCGCATCCAGCTTCGACACAGGCGCCACCTCGCGGATCAGCGCCGGTGCTGGCTCATGTGCCAGCGTCTCGTACCGGTCGAAAAGCTCGACATCGGTCGACATTGGCAGGCGCTTGGACAGGCGGCGCATGACGGTCTTGCGGGCCATTTCGCCCCACCATTGAACCCAAGGCCCATTGCTCTTTGATCGGCTGACGTTGCGGACCTTCTCGATCTCGCTCTTGCGCATCACCTCCAGCAGGCGCGATCCGTCTTTTAGGACGGCGACGGCATAGGCCGCGACCGGCTCACCCGGCTCCTGATCCAGCGGAGCCGGCTCATGCTCGATCGCCTCGTCAAAGCCGAGCGACCATTTGAAGCGGTCGTTGGCATATACGATCTGCGCCGACACGTAGCTGACGTCGCCCGACTGCCTGATCTTCTTCAGGATGCCGGCGATCATCGGCATGGCCTGCGCCTTGCCGAGGAAAAGCACGATCGCAGCTTCGCGACCATCAGGCAGCAAGCCATCCTGCGCCAAGCGGACGATCGAGCCGAACAGGCTGTTGCGATCCGCGTTGGCGAGGTCAGGATTGTTCTGGATCGCCGTCATGGCGACCCGCGTGAACTTCTCGACCGTGATATGCTTCGGCAGGGCCGCCTGAAACTGCGGTGCCATCTGTGCCAGGTTCTGGCGGATGACGGCGACGGGGCTATTGTCGCGCTGAGCAAGTTGGGTAGCCATTATCCATTCTCCCTCACGTCGAAGCGGCGATACCCGCGACGACCTTTGATGATTTCCCCCTCGGTCGCGGCGCGATCCGGGGTGTCCTTGGTGCGATTGGCGCCGACCTTGTGACCGGGCAGCAGGGCGCGGCCAGCAGTGCCGATGCGTTCGATCAGCCGGGTCTTGGCGGCCTCCATCTCGGCTTCAGCCGCATCACGGCGGGCCTTGGCGGCGAGGAAGTCGATGGCGTCCTGCTCGGCATCGTTGCTCGAGCGCAGATCGGCCACTTCCTCGGTGGGATCGCCAAGCACCTCGATCAGCGTCTTGCCGTCGCGGGCATAATCGACCGGCGGCTCGTTGCCGGCCGACACGTCCGCCCAGAAAGCGGCTACACGGCGTTCGATCTCGCCGTAGATCACCGGCTTGAAGGTCAGCGGGAACCGGCGCGGATCATTACCGCCTACCAGCGTGACGATCTCGCACCAATCGACGCCGGCCAGCCCAGCATAAGTCTGCGCTTGCAGCTGATAGTGCAGCGGCGGTTCGTCGCCCCAGCCCTTCGCAACCAGCCAGTCAGCCGTCTTGATCTCGAGGATGCCGACGCCACGGTCAGGACACCGGACCAGCTTGTCAGGGTGTCCGCCTAGCCCCTTGCCGTTGGTAAGCTTGGCAGGCGTCTTGACCGGCTCATACCCCCAAAGGCGGCAGGCGATATCAACGACAACCGGCTCGAGCATGACGCCGCAGAAAATGCGCATGTCAGCAGGCTTGCCGTCGACGATGGCGTTGAACTCCGGCGTCGCGATCGTGCCGCGCTTGCGGTGGTACAGTTCGTACCGGGTCAACCACGGACTGGCGTCGAACAGGGCGGCTACCTCGCCGGCGCCGACGTGTTGCGCGCGGAAGGTCGCATCGGCAAATACGGGCGCGTTCATGCCCCCTCCTCCTCGGCCCACCGAGCAAGCTGCCGCTGCCGCCAGGGCGAAGCCTCGGCGATGCGGTCCCACTCGGCGTTGGCCGTGGCGCGCTTGGCTGCCGTCTCCGCGTCGATCGCGGACGGATCGCGCCAGTACGCTTCCAGCACGCTGAAATCGTGCCGCTGCGCGTCTGCGATTGGGGCTGGGGCGTGGATCACAGCGGGCGCTCCAGCACCGCGATCATCGGGTTGATGTCGGGATTGTCGACGGCCTCGACGACACGCTCCACGAAATGCGAGACGCTGATGCCATCGGGTGGCAGATGCGCGCGGACCGCAGCCAGCACTTCCATCAGCGCGGTCGCCAGCGGCATGATCGCCGCCACAGCCGCCTTCTCGCCGTACTGCTCCATGCCACCGACAGTGCAGTAGTCGATGTACAGGGCGCGGGCTTGCTCGGGGGTCACAGCGCCACCGTCAGGCGGTCAGCCGAAATGCGGGGAGCGAGAAGCGTGCCAGCCGACATATCAGCGCGCAGGATGTCAGTAGCCGACCGGCGGGCTGCACCACGGAGCCGATAGATGATGCCATTGCGGCGGTTAAACTCGCCCACGAACTGCGCGTGGTCGGCTAAATCTTGCGGGGTAAATGCCACTTGGTGCTACTCCCATTCCGCTGTGCGGTGGCCGGCGGGGGCTGGCCTGATGGGAGTGACAATGGGGGATATTTCACACGGCGTCAATGCGCGCCGTGGGATATTTCACATTATTTTTTCTCGCACGGGTAGGCGTCCATCAGCGCGTAGATAATCAGCCCGACCGCAGGTAGGTCGCGGCCTTTCGGATTTTCTCGAAGCCATTTTGCTATGATGTCGGCGCGCTGACCGGCATCGACGGTTGACGGTTCGCAAAATGGCTTCTGGCGATCTTCCATGATCGCGATGGTTATGGAGCCGTGTGAAACGCCGGCTGCGTACGTCATGCACAGGTTAAAGGGCTGCGATCCCCGGGCAGCCTCACAATAGGTCAGCAACTCATTGCCAGTCATCGCCGCTTGAGCAGGGACTGGAATCCCAGTCAGCGCGAGCGCCGTGGCATAATGAACAACACGCGAGTAGCCCATTCGACCTCCACATTTTCCATATCACCGGCATTGAGCGAGCGCAGCGTAAAGTGCCGATCGTCGCGACCTTGTGCCACTAGCTTGAGATAAGTGCCGCCCTCCCGCAGACGGACAGCGCAGTACTCACCCACGTGCTTTTCGGGCGGGCCGATGTCATCTTGGCTGATGTAAATGATGTCGCCCGCCTCGTATTTGGGCAGCATAGAGTCACCCAGCACTTCAAGCGCGATGATATTCCCAATCGCGCTTGGCGGCCGGTCTACCATCTCGAATCCATCATCGTCGCTTTGGTATGATACCTCGCCACCGGCTCCAATCTTGCCGGCCAACGGCACCTGACCTCGGCCCAGCAAGGTATTAAGCGGCACTTTCAGGCCCATTGCGACCTTGTTGAGCGTGGTCACGCCGGGATTGGCAGTGCGCTCTAGCAAGTCGCGGATCGCCGTTTCGCCGATGCCTGACTGCGCCGACAGGCTACGCCGGCTCAATCCCTGCCTCTCCATCTCTGCAACGATAGCCGCGCGAACCTTCTGAATATCGATTGTAGCCATGTGGGTTGTTTCCCACGCCAGCCGCCGAAGGTGTATCCCGCGAAATTTCCCACACGCTTCGATTGACTGGGGGATATTTCCCACATACATCATAGCACCATGAGCACGCTGCTATCTGAGATCGAGGCGTTCACTGCGCGCCACGACATGAGCGAATGGGCATTCGGCGAAGCGGCGCTGAATGATCGCCACTTCATCCGCCAGCTTCGTGATGGTCGCGACATCCGCATCAGCACGCACGGACGGGTCACTCGCTTCATGGCTGAGTACCGCCCCGCCCGTTCAAGCGAAGGGGTCGCGGCAGCATGAGCGGCCCTTTCACCCGCGTCGGCAAGGAAGTGCTCGGCCTTGGCTACCACTACGCTGATGCAGCCGATGAGCAGGCCGCCGTCAGCATATGCGACGCGCTGAACGGCGGCGTCATCGGTCACTGGCAGCCAATCGAAACCGCCGGCCGTGGCGAAGATGACGACGTGTTCCTGTGGAACGGTGTCAGCGTGATCGTCGGTAACGCTTGGGAAAGCGGATGGGTCGACCGCTGCCTTGACTGGATCATGCCGCAGCCGACGCATTGGCAGCCCGTCGTGATCCCCTCTCCCCCATCGGAGGGCCGGTAGGTGGATCACTTTGCTTTCGGCTTTACGATCGGGACTGCCGTCTCCGGCATCGCGCTGTTGATCGGGCATGGCATCGCCAGCCTGTTTAGCAACCGGCAGCGCTGACCCATGCCCGCGCCGATCCCCGCCGACTGGGAAGAATTCTACCGCATCGCCGCTGCCAAGGAAGCGGCCGATGGCAACGGCAAGGCCTGCCGCACCCTCCTGCGCTACGCCCGCATTGAGCGGGTCCGCGCCACCCTTTCTGGGATGGGCTTCGGCCCTGCCCGCCGCACGTCCCTCTCCCGCGTGCGCCGACAACCTGCCGGGGGTGGCGATGCTTCCCCCGGCCCTTTGCCTCTGTTTTCGTATCCGATCCATTCCGGGGCTAATGCCCCCATAGCGGAGTAATATCATGCCGCGTCGATCATCGATCGTACAAGATATCATTTCGGCACAAGAGCGGATGCTACGCCTTGCCGAGCGGGATCACGGGCTGACGCTCGATATCCTGACGCAGGAGACGGGTATCCCCAAGCCGACGCTTGCCAGCTACAAGCGCGGTGTCGCCATGCCGCATTTCGCCTTCGCGCTGCTGTGCGAGGTGATCCCGGACGAGCTGACCTCGTTGCTGCTGCCGCAGGGCAAGTGCGTCACCAGCACCGAGCCTGAGGACGGCGATCTGGATGCCGTGGCGCGCGATGCCGCTGCCTTCAATGTCGAGTATCTGGACGCGCACCACCCGGCTGGTGACGGCGGATCGGCGGTGACGCCACGCGAGCAAGCAAATCTGCGCGATCGCGCGCGGCGGCTGGCCGGTACGGCGCGGAGGGCGGCAGCATGAGCCCCGCCACACAAGAGCAGATCGAGGAAGCGTGCCGCAACCACAATGCCGAGCAGGCATGGCAGCACCTCAATTCGATCGGGCTGTTTGCTTCGCGCCGTCAGTGCCGCGCCGCTATCTCGGCCATGATCCGCTCCGGCCGTCGCCGCAAGCAGGTCGGCGGCTTGGAGGAGCAGGAAGCCACCATCACCCGCTTCGATGCGGAGAATGGCTGCAAGCGCCTGCTGTGGCGTCACCTGAAGGCTGACCAGCACTTCATCAGCGATCCCGCCCGCATGGCTTCGGCCCTGCGTGAGGCGGGGATGGTGCCGGCATGAGCGCGCGCATCACCCGTGAAGCCATGCGCGAGGCACTGAAGGCCGAACCGCTGTGGGTCCGCATCCTTGGCTACCAGCTTCGTGAGGCCATGTCTGACGCCAGCGCATCGCGGCTGCGGAGGCTGCTGAAGTGAGCGCGCGCCTTATCCCCGTCCCCGCCGATTGGCACATCATCGCGCCGGGGCGGACCGAGCCTGACCTGTCAGAGCATTACGGCCGCTGCACTGAGGTCATCCAGCGGTGGCGGCGCGAACAGCCGGTTGCACGCACCGGGCGCGGGCCAGATCGCTACAAGCGGCGGGAGCGCATCGCATGAGGCCGCAATACACCTCGCAACAGCAGGTCCGCACCCAAGCCGATAAGCTGGCCGAAGCCATCCGCTTCGTCTGGGGCGCGGCGGACCGGGTGATCGCCGAGACGACGGCGGACCAGCTCGCGGGGATGAAGGGCGTGACGACCAAGGCCGGCGTCGCGTCGATCAGTGAGGCGCTGATGGCGCGGAAGGGGCGGTTGTCGTGACGGCGCTGGCGATCCTGTCCGCAATCAGTGAGGTCGACGATAGCGCCCTTGATCCGCGCATCCATGTTGAACGCAAGGATCGCCGGACGGAGAACGAGGAAGCCCGACAGCGCCAGGCTGTTGCCTATCTGCGTCGCCACGCCACCCGCATCATCGTCTTTGCCGTACCCAATGCGGTGCGCGGTGCCGGCGCAAAGCTGAAGCAATATCGGGAAGGCGCGATCTACGGTGCGGCTGATCTGGTCTGCGTCTGGACCGGCGGTGTCGCCTTTATTGAGATGAAGGCTGCCAGCACCATGCCGCGCGCCAATCAGGTCGCTTTTCTCAACACGCTGGCGGCGCGCGATCATCATGTCGCGGTGTGCCGGTCGGCTGAGGGGGTCGCGGCTTTCCTGCACCATATCGGGGCGCCGGTGGCGGCACCCATCGCGTGACCGTCGAGCCGCGCCACACCCGCCTCAAGCGCGCGATCCTCGCGGCCTACGAGCGCGGCACCCTGTGGCCGGATCAGGTCGAGTATTTCATTCAAACGATCGGACTGGTGAACGCGTGATGGCCACAGCCCCCGCCTCCAGCGTCGCGGAAGAATTTCGGCGCTTCATTCAAGACCTGTGCGGCTCCGCACCCGATCACGTCATCGCTGACGGCCGCTGGCACAGCTTCCGCATGGATGACACGCGGCACAAGGGCAGCCGGCCAGGCCGCTATCTGCTGCACAATGACGAGCGCCCGGTCGGCTGGGTCATGGACTGGCGGGACGAGAAGGTCCGCCATCGGTGGTTCGGTCAGGGGTCGGGCGAGACGCTGGATCGTGCAGAGATCGCCCGCCGGCGCGACGCGCGTCAGATGGACCGCCTTCGCGCGTTCCAGGACACGGCGGACGAGGCGCTGACGTTCTGGCGCGAGTGCAAGACGATCAGCGAGGTGCATCCGTATCTGGAGCGCAAAGGCGTCTCCCCGCACGGCACGCGCCAGGGCAGCGGTAAGCGGTTCGGCCTTGGTGACGCACCATGTGTCATCGTTCCAATCAGCGACGCCGAGGGCAAACCCCTCACCCTTCAGGCGATCCGCGCCGATGGCGAGCGCCGGTTCTGGCCCGGCACCACCCATGAGGGTGGGCACTTCATGGTCGGCAAGGACGATGGCATGTCACCCGTAATCTTCTGTGAAGGCTTCAGCACGGCTGCGACACTGCACGAAGCGACCAAGCACCCCGTCGTCATGGCGATCAACACGTCGAACATGATCCACGTCGCGCGCTGGGCCGGTCACCGCTTCGCCGGGCGCGAGATGATCGTGGCTGGTGACGACGACTGGCATCTGGTCGACCATCCGAAGGTCGGGCGCAACGTCGGCAAGGAAGCGGCGGAAGCGATGGCGCGCACCCTCGGTGGCCGCGTCGTCATGCCCGACATGGCTGGACTGGTCACGACCGGTGGCGACGACTTCAACGACATGGCCAAGGAATATGGGATGGCCGATGTCACGGCGCTTTTTGCCGCACCTGCCCCACCGGCCGCAAAGCTGGTGTCTGCCACCGCTTTCGCTTGGCGCCCGACATCCGAAATTCCGAAGCGCCAATGGCTCTATGGGAAGCACCTGCTGCGCAAATTCGTGTCGCTCGACGTGGCGGCCGGCGGCGTCGGCAAGTCGTCGCTGAAGATCGGCGAGGCGCTGGCGATGGCGACTGGCCGCGATTTCTACGACAAGGGATTGCCGGAGGGGCCGCTGACGGTCTGGATGTGGAACCTTGAAGATCCTCACGAGGAAATAGAGCGGCGCCTTCATGCTACGGCGCAGCGCTTCAATGTTACCGCTGACGAAGTGGGTAACCGCCTCTATGTCGACAGTGGCCGCGATCAGCCGCTGGTGATGGCTACCGAAGGCCCTGATGGCGCAATGATCGCACGGCCTGTCGTTGATGCGCTGATTGCTGAGATGATTGAGCGCAAGGTTGACGTGCTGCAAATCGACCCGTTCGTATCGTCACACGCGGTCAGCGAGAACGACAACAACGCGATCGACATCGTTGCTCGTGAATGGAACATCATCGCCGAACGCACCGGTGCCGCGATCAATCTCGTCCACCACGTCCGCAAGCAGAATGGAGCCGAGGCCACCGCAGATAGTGCCCGTGGCGCATCGTCGCTGATCGGCAAAGCGCGTTCTGTGCTGGTCTATAACCGCATGACGGACGACGAGGCGATCAAGCTCAACGTGCCCTCGGACGAGCGGTTCTTCTTCTTTCGGGTCGACAACGACAAGGCCAACCTCGCACCTCCGGAACGCGGCGACTGGTATCGCATGAACAACGTCGACCTGGCGAACGGAGATAGTGTCGGTGTTGCCTGTTCGTGGACCCCGCCGGACGCATTTGCCGGCGTCACGACCTCGCACCTTATTCAGATGCAGCGAGCGATCAGCGACGGAAAGTGGCGCAAGGATCAGCAGGCTAAGGCTTGGGCCGGACATGCGCTCGCGCCGCTGCTGGGGCTCGATTTTAGCAAGAAACAGGACAAGGCGCGGGCCAAGCAGCTGATCGAGGCATGGGTCCGCGAAGGCGTCTTGGAGGTGGTCATCGATCACGACGAGAAGCGCAACGAACGCGAGTTCATCATCGTCGGTCGGTGGGTGCAGGACTGATGCCACACCTTGAAAATCATAGGTGTGGCAAGGTGTGGCAGGTGGGGCGCGATGGCACCCTGAAACCCTGCCTCACCACCCCCTCCCCCCGTAGGGGGGTGGGGGGTGTGGCAGGTGGGGCATGGGGGAAAACCGGCCTCAAGGTGGGGTGGGGCAAATGACCGGCCTGACCCCCTTCCTCCTGGCGATGATCCGCGCACCCCGGACGGCCCTGACCACTGCCTCCCCTGCCCATCTGGCCGCGAAATACGACCTGCCGGTGCAGTGGGTCGCCTTCTACCTCGAAACCTGGGTGAGCAGCCCTGTGCATAGGAGCAAGTGAGCATGAGCAACTTCCGTCTGTTCGCGATCGGCTGGGTGGTGGCATCCATTTCAGTGATGATCGCGGCGTGGTTCGGCTTTGGCGATCAACCCGGCCTGATCGGAATGATGAAGCGCACGATGCTGTGCCTGTCGTGTGGCGTTTCGTTCGTCGCATGGCTCGGTGATCGGAGCCCCTCGCATGACTGACCTTAGCCCTGAGACGGTGGAGCGGATGGTGGCGAAACTGACAAAGCCGCAATTGCGCGCGGTGCAGTTTTTGCCGCCCCCGGCCGACGCTGTACCGTATCGGCATATGCCGGCCCGACCCTACGGCAGCACCTGGCGGAAGGGTGCGGTTCACTACGTCTGCTTTCTTCAACTCGAACAGTTGGGGATCGTGCAGCAACGGCAATCGCTCGGCGAGACGCTCTGGCGATTGACCAAGCCACTCGGCCTCGCTGTCCGCACCCTCACCACTTCCACCACAGCTTCTGATGGGAGGGGGTGATGAACGCGCTGACGACGATCGAGGCGGCGCAGATGCCGGCTGGCTTTGAGGAGTGGGTCGAGCAGGGCCGCGCGCTACTGGGTCAGAGGGATACGGTGGAATGGAAACTGTCCGACTGGCTAGCGGAAGGCGAGGAACGCTTTGGGCATCAGTACAAGCTCGACCTGCTCGCGGACCAGCTCGGCATTGATCCCCGCCGCGCCCGGACTGCGGTGCGTGTCGCGAAGGCATTTCCCGCCGCACACCGCGCGCCAAGCCTGCCTTTTGAGGTCTACTGCGGGATCGTGACCGTCGAGCCGGAGCAGCGGCTGCCCATGCTCAATCTGGCGGCGCGCGACCACTGGACCCCGGCAATGGCGTGGGAGGCGGCGAAGGAATGGCGCACCAATACCGAACACCGCCTCGCGAATGACGACGAGGTGGAAGCGCGTGGCAGCGAGGTCATCCGCGCTTGGAACCGCGCCGGCTCACCAGAGGCCCGCGAGTATATCTGGCCGTACCTGCTGAAGGCCGCTCAGACCGGCTTCGGCACCATCAACATGGGAGAGACGATCGATGCTTAAGGTGCTTTCCACGAAGGTCGTCCGCGACGTGCCGCGCGAGTTCATCGCCGATTACGTCAAGCACGGCCATGCTGTCTGCGAGGAGATGTACGGCAAGCGCCCCGTCGCCCGGTACAAGCGGATGGTGGGGAAGCTGCGGCTCAACCGGATGCGGAAGACGGCGGTAAGCGGAGCCGCTGACGGCGGTATGGTGACGGCATGACACAGGTCAGCGACCACGCCCTCGTCCGCTATCTGGAGTGGGTCTATGGGATCGACATGGACGTGATCCGTGCCGAAATCCTGACGCCCGTCGTCCAGATTGCGGAGGGCTTCGGCTGCGGCACGATCATCGGCAAGCATGGCTGCCGGGTGATGATCCGTGATGGGGTCGTGACGACGGTAGTGCCTAAGCGACAGCGCTACAGGAACCGCGATCGTGGATAAGCGGACAGTACAAAAAGGGCCGGGCCGCCCTACAACCTACGATCCCGCACTAGGCGGCAAAATCGTTGCGATCATGGAACAAGGTCTGTCGCTGGCTGCGGCTGCTGCCGAGTGTGATGTCCACCGCCAGCGCGTCTACGAATGGGAGGCGCAGCACTCCGACTTCGCGGAACTGGTTTCACTTGGTCGAGCGAAGCGGCAGGCGTTTTTGGAGCGTAGGCTGCTGGACGCAACGATCGGCGCAACGGTTACGTCATCCATCTTTGCGCTGAAAAACGCTGCGCCTGATGATTGGCGTGAGAAGACCGAAGTCGACCACCGTAGCAGCGACGGCACGATGTCGCCGAAAGAACCGAGTTATAAGCTGGTCTAATGCTGGAGCCGGTATTCGAATGCCCGATCCCGGCGATCTTCGCGCCATTCCTGCAACCGGCCCGCTTCAAGGTTGCGGAAGGCGGGCGGGGTAGTTCAAAAACGCGAACGGTCATCACGATCTTGGTCAACAACGTGTTGTACTGCGGGTGGCGCGTGGTGTGCTTCCGCGAGTTGATGGAGGCGATTGCCGAGAGCAGTTATCAGGAGATTGTCGAGGAAATCGATCGTCGATTCCTCAACGATTACTTTGATATCACCAAGACCGAGATAGCCTGTCCATCATCTGGTGGAGTGTTCAAGTTTTCTGGCATCCGCGCGTCATCAAAGCGGTTGCAAAATCAGAAGCTAAAGGGGTTCTCTAACTTTGATGCCGCGTTCATTGACGAAGGCGAAAGCATCACTAAGGATAGCTGGAACGCCTTGGTGCCGACGATGCGTAAGTCAGGAAGTGAGATTTATGTCTGCTTTAACCCGGCATCGCCGCTTGATTTCATCTACCAGTCGTTCGTGTCGACCCCGATCTATCCAACTGAGCTAAACGGCAAGCCATACTGCATAACGCTAAAGGTCAATTACACCGACAACCCGTTCTTTCCTCAGGAACTGGCCGACGACGCCGAGTTGATGCGCAAGACGGACCCCGAGCTATACCGGCATGTTTACCTTGGCGAGCCCGTAGCCGACAACGCACTTGCGATCATCAAGCCAGCTTGGGTGGAAGCGGCCGTCGACGCGCATGTCGCTATTCCAGATTTCCCCACCGGCGGCGGTAAAATCGGCGGTATGGACGTATCTGGCGGAGTGGAGGGCGATGTAGTCGCGCCGAAGTCGAGCGACCCGAACGCGCTGGCATGGCGCTATGGCTGCGTTCTGTCCGGCCTCGAGGAGTGGCAGGACGAGAACCCGAACGCTGCCGCCGCGTATGCTCACGGGATCGCCCTTCGTGAGGGCGTAGATGAGCTGTACGTGGACGACATCGGCGTGGGTGCGTCGGTCCCTGGGGAGTTAAGGCGGTTGCATCGCGAGGCCCAAGGCAAGATGCCGCTGATCCGCGATTTTGCCTTTATCGGGTGGACCGCATCGGAAAGCCCTGACCAGCCGAAGAAAGAATACCAGCCCGGCAAGACCCACGCGGACATGTTTGCCAATCGCAAGGCGCAGGGGTGGGGGCTACTGGCTGATCGCTTCCGCAATACGTGGCAGGCTCGCAATGGGCTGCCGTTTGATCGCGACAAGCTGATTTCGATACCGTCCGGTCTGCCCCATCGCCAGAAGATGCAGGCCGAACTTACACAACCCCGCCGAGAGAGCGTCAACGGTCGCATGAAGGTCGAGAGCAAGGCGGCGCTGAAGAAGCGCGGTATCCCATCGCACAATCTTGCTGATGCCGTCGTGATGGCCTTTAGCCCGGAAGCGCCGCGTCAGAAATTCGACATGAGCAAGCTACTGTGACCGATCAGGGTACACCGTGACGAAGCAATCTGATTGAACACCGCGCACGTTCAATCAGGGTCGCTTTCAGGTATTTTGGACAGTCCTTTGCCACGGTCTAGAGCCTGATAGAACACTCCGCTGACGGCGGTAATCCCTGCCCTGCCCCAGCCATACCCCTGAAAATATGGCGTGGTTCTCCGATAGTCTCCGAGGTGCCATCGCGGCCGTGACAGGCCCTTTCCAGCGCGGCGGGCAGATCGCCCTCATGCCGGGCGTGGTTAATTTCCAGCTTGCCTATGCCGCGTATCAGTCGTCGGGCCTTCTCGCGAAGGTCATTAACATCCCGGCGGCCGACCGCGTGCGGGAATGGCGGGACTGGCAGGCTGAAGCGGACGACATCGAAGCGATCGAGGCGGAGGAGCGCCGGCTGGGGCTGAAGGCCAAGGTACAGCAGGCCGAGGTGCTGCGCGGTATCGGTGGCGGCGCACTGATCCTCGCAGCGCCGGGCGATCTGGCTACCCCCATCGGCGCGATTGGGCGTGGTGGCCTTGCTGCCGTCAATGTCGCGTCCCGCTGGCAAATGACGCTGGTGCACGTGGATACCAATCTCGCCAGCCCGACCTACGGCTGCCCCCGGCTATTCCGCATCCAGGCGGATCAAGGCGCGCAGATCGACATCCATCCCAGCAGGGTCGTGTGCTTCCGTGGCGACCCGCTACCGGCCGGTGCTGGCGTATCGGATGAGGATCGCTTCTGGGGGTCGTCCCGTCTCATGCGTGTGCTGCGTGAAGTGGAGAATAGCGATAGCGCCGTGCGCTGGTTCGCCGAGCTGGTGCGCAAGGCCAAGCTGACCCGGTACGGTGTGTCGGGATTGGACGGATACGATCGCGATCAGCTTACCAAACGGGTCGCCCTCATGGCGGAAGCCGAAAACATCCTGAACGCGACGATCTACAGCCTGCCGACCAAGGATGCGGCTGGCGGGTCATCGGGCGGCGAACAGATTGACGACTATCAGGTGACGTGGACCGGCATTCCGCAGATGATGGATGCCTTCGACCAGCGCGTCGCGGCGGTGTCTGACATTCCCTTCACGCGGCTTATGGGCCGATCGCCCGCTGGCATGAATGCGACCGGCTCCTACGACGACCAGAATTGGGCCAAGGCTGTGTCGGCTGGTCAGCAGCTTGAAACGCGGCCCTGCCTTGAGCAGATGGACCCGTTGTTGCTGGCATCGGCCGGCGTGACCAGCGGCGACGTGACGTGGAAGTGGGCGCCGCTCTGGGCACCGACTGAGAAGGAAGCCGCCGAGACGTTCAAGACGGAGATGGAAGCCATTACCGCATTGCAGGCCACGGCTACCATTCCCGGTGTGGCGTTCACCAAGGGCGTGCAAAACTGGCTCTCCGAGCGCGAGTATATTCCGGGTATCGATGCCGCGCTTGCTGAGATACCGGAAGCCGAGCGCTTCGGCCTCATGCCCGAAGACGACGGCACGGACCCATCACAGACGCAGGGAGGAGGTGATCCGAGTCTCGAAGGTGCCAGGGGTGGTGAGACTGCCCCCGTGCGCCGGGCTGCGAATGATAAGGTGACGGAGGAGTGAGCGTGCAGAATGTCATCGGCCTTTTGCCCCTGACGTTCCTGATCGCGTTCTTCATGGGCTACGCATCGGGCCGCGCGCAACCCTATCGTGGCGGCTCAACCCGTCCGCCGCCTCCCCCGCCGGCCCCACCGGGCACACCTCGCCCTGCCCGCCCTTCGCGGTGATCCGCGCCCACCACCCCGCCCGCCCGCGAGAAAGGCGACCTGATGGCGACCAACCCCGAACAGCTACAGCAGGAAGCGCGGGAGCGCCGCCAGCGCGAGGCAGAGGCGGCCGCGCTTGCCCTGCTGCTATTGAGACGGCGCAGATATGATCTCCCATCGCTGATCGCATCCAAGCGCATCAGATCGCGCCCATTCCGGCGTATCAGCCCCAGCGGTGTCATGGCTGGTGATCTTGCCGCCCCCTATCTGAGCATAGTAAAGGCTTGGGAGGCGGAGCGCGGCGCGCTGCTGGCTGCATATAGTGAGGCGCTAGGGTCTGGTGATCGATCCGGCCTCGGTCGCGTGTTCGAGGAAGCGTCCGAGCGCGTCGACATCACAGCCCGCTATGCTGTGCGTCAGATGCTGCCGGCTATCCAGCGGATCGAGCAATGGCACCGGCTGCAATGGCTATCGCGGATCAAGGCAGCGACGGGGTTGGACGTGTCGCTGTTCACATCGGCTGCTGATGTCGCGCCGGAGGTGGAAAGCGCAACTGTCTGGAATGAGCAACTTGCGTTCGACGTGAACGCTCAGACAAAGAGCCGGATCGCCACGGCGCTGATGGCGGGGGCAGCCGTGACCGCTCCTGCCACCAAGGCAGCGGCGAAAGAGCGGCAAGCGGCACAGGCCAAGGTGGCCAGTGAGGAAGCGGCAGGGACCGGAGAAGCCACTACCACGCGCCCTTTTCAGCCGTCGATCGAAGAGCAGATAGACGATGCGATCGGCAAAGCCCGCCGGCGTGCAAAGAACATTGGTGTGGACCAGGCGGAAAAGACCAGCGCCAGCATGACTCGTGGTCGTCGGCAGTCTGCTGGCATCACATCATGGCGGTGGCGGCATTACGATCCCCAGCCGCATCCCCGGATTGAACATATCCGCCGCGATGGCCGCATCTATAGCGACAGCCGGCCGCCGCCCACACAGTGCGGGGAAGAGCCGTATTGCAAGTGCTGGGAAGAGCCGATCCTGCGCTGAATAGGCTTGGTCGGGAATCGCTGGTGGTGTAGTATTGGCGGGCTGCGGCGGCGTTCGCGTGGTGCCTGACCGCCACCCCCTGTGCGGGTCTTGTAAATGTGGGTGCCGCAGCGACCTACCCCGATGCGGTAACACCGGGGCAGGCCTGACCAACATGCGAAAGGACCGCACAATGGCTACCGCTGCAACTACCAATCCTTTGCCGACAGCGAAAGCGCCCATACATCACGCTCGCTCTGACCACGATGGAGAGAAGGTCAAATACATGGCCGCTAGTGGGGCTTGGGTTATGGTCAAGCGGCGCGGCGCTGACGACCCGCATGTTCTGAAGCTGTCGGAATGGAAGGCGTTGCCGTCATATTTCGGCGATGGTGGCGAAGCATGACCCCGCTCGAACGCGCCGCACGGGCGTTGTACAAGCAGATCGGCACAGACTTCGACCCCTTCAATGAGGGCGAGGATGCCAAGTGGCCTGAGTTCGTTGGCGAGGTCCGCGCCGTGATTGAGGCGCTCCGCGAGCCTAGTAGCCTAATGACGCACGCAGCTCAGGGGGAAAGCCATGTCGCGGGCGATTGCGAGGTCGACTATCATGGCATCTGGGCAAGCATGATCGACGCCCTGCTGGCGGAGGGGGCGTGATGACCGTCGTCTATACCACTGACGCATCATACTCTCCGGACGTAGAGATAAACGAGCGAGGCAAGGTCGTATATGCTCGTGACATCAAGCGGGGTGACAGGATCAGCATCCCGCTGCACATGATGAAGCATATCAAACAACAGTCGCGCTGACGGCGGTAATCCCCCTTCCCTAGCCCGCATATCCGGGCAGGGTGCTATTCTCGGATGCCCTGACGCTAGACAATCCCCGTCGCCTTCCCGGCAGCGGTTATCTCGTTGTGCGGGCGAAGGCGGCCAAGACCGGCGTTTACCAGTACACCGGACGCGAGGTTGACCCCGACAACACGCACGGGCTGCGCGACGCTGCGACCGTAAACGTCTTGCGGGACGAATCCACGGTATTCGACCCGGCTGCGGTCCGTACCTTCATCGGCAAGCCCGTAACGGACGATCACCCCAGCGTTGCAGTGACGGCCGACAATTGGCGCGAGCATGGCCGTGGCGTCATCATGGGCGCCCTCCGTGACGGTGACCATCTCGCCTTCGACCTGTTGCTGATGGACGGCCCCACGATCGACAAGGTCGAGGCTGGCAAGCGTCAGCTCTCGAACGGATACGCCGCCTCCATCGAGTTCGGCGACTTCACTGCACCTGATGGCACCAAATGCCCTGCCCGGCAGGCCCGCATCAGCGACGGCAACCATGTTGCGATCGTGGACCGTGCCCGTGGCGGTGAGACATGCCGGATCGGTGATGCCGCCATTTGTCAGCCCCTTCCCTCCAACATCCTCGACACCCTGAAGACGGAGAAGCCCGTGAAGACCATGCTGATCGACGGGCTGACCGTCGACATCGCCAATGCCGATACGGCGCAGGCGACCATCACCCGCCTTATCGAGCAGCGTGACACTGCCGCGACGAAGCTGACCGACGCCGATGCGAAGGTCGCCACCCTGACGACCGAGAAGGCGACGCTGGACGCCAAGGTCGTCACGCTGGAACAGGCGGTGAAGGACGCCAAGCCCACCCCGGCGCAGCTTCGCGACGCCGGCAAGGCGCTGATGCTGACCGCCGGCAAGGCGAAGGCGCTCGGCGTGACCGTCACCGACGCGATGGACGAATGTGCCATCATGGCCGCAACCGTCAATGCCAAGATGGGCGATGCCGCGAAGGGTTGGACCGTCGATCAGATCGCCGCCTCGTTCGCTGTGCTGACCAAGGACGCCAAGGTCGGCGATACCGCGATCCAGCCGATCAATGCGCCGGTGATTGTCGACGGCGTGAAGGACGCAACCGACGCCCGTGCGGCAATGATCGCCGACATGCTCAAGCCCACCACCGCCGCAGCCTGAAGGGGGACGCATCATGGCGACGTACCAGACCGATTACAATGCGCTTCCTGCGAAGGGCCTCAAGGGGCAGGTCGCGAACGAGGAGACGCATAACCACGTGAGCCGCACCGTCCAGGGGGCGGCCGGTATCAAGTTCGGCGCTCCCGCCGCGCGAGGCACGCTCGACCACACCGTGATTCCGTTCGCGGCCGGTGGCAAATTCATCGGCCTCGCCGTGCTGACGGGCGCTGTTCCGCCGGTCGCGGTCGGCTCGACGCTGGTCGACGGCTATCCGCAGGACTTCACCGGCGCCTTCATGACGGACGGCCCGATGTTCGTAGAGGCTGGCGGGGCTGTCGCGGCGGGTGACCCCGTTTACTACAACACCGTCGCGGACCAGTACGTCAACGCGACCGGCACCAACATCGTCGGCCCGATCCCCGCCGCCTTCTTCGACACCTCCGCGACCGCAGCCGGCCAGATGGTCGAAGTGTCGCTCAAGCACCGGAGCGCATGAGAATGACCCAGCCTTTCGCAGACGCTCAGGCGGCGTTCCCCTTCGTCATCGCGCAGGGGCGCAATATCGAGACGCAGGTCTACAAGAAGCGGTATCCGACCTTCAATTATTCGGACATCGTGCCGATCGTGACCGAGGGGCAGCCGTGGGCGATCGGCACCACGTTCTTCACGGTCGACACGGCGGGCGAGGCCAAAATCATTTCGGGCGCCGGAACCGACGTGCCCTTCGTGTCGTCCAAGCGCGATCAGGCGTCGTCCGACTTCTGGATGATCGGCGCTGGCTGGCGCTGGACGCTGGAAGAGATCAATCAGGCGTCGCTTTACGGTATCGACCTCGCCGCGACGGACGCGATGTCGGCATCGGACGCGATCGAGCGCCGGCTGTATTTCACCTTCATGCGCGGCCAGACCGAGAAGCGCACGACCGGATTCGTCAACTCGCCGCTGGTGCAGACCTCATCGGCATCGCAGACCGCTGCTACCGCCACCCCGGCGCAGGCGTATGCGATGGTCAACGACCTGCTGTCGACGGTGCGGACCAACTCCAACGAGACGGAATGGGCCGACACGATCGCCCTCCCGCCGTCCGTGATGCGCCGCTGGTCCACGCAGTCGACCGGTCAGGGCGATGGCACGCTCAACGTGTTGGAGTACATCCGGCGCAACAACATCTACTCGTCTGAGAACAGCGGTGCGCCGTTGCGGATCGTGTCGACCCGCGAGCTGGCGAACGCTGGCGCTGGTGGCACGGGCCGCATGGTCGCCTATCGCTATGATCGCGACGTGCTGCGCGGTCACCTGCCGCTGCCCCGCCGCGTGCTGGACCCGCGCCAGGCATCGCTGATGGGCTATGAGCAGGGCGTCATCGCTCGCACCGGCGGCACCGAAATCCGCCTGCCGGGCGCGATGGCGTATCTCGACAACGTCAGCGCCGCACCGGCGGCATAAGGGAGCCGGATCATGAAGAAGGTGACCAATTACGCCGCTGGCCCGCGCGGGATCACGATGAAGGACGGGGCAGACACCGTCTGGCTCAAGCCGGGGGCGTCGGCTGAGATCGACCCGGCCAAGGTCGCGGTCATGCCCGACCTTGGTGATAAGCCCAAGGCTGAGCGGGACGAGGACGCTGAGGCGCTGAAGTCGGCGCTGGACGAGAACGCCGACCTCAAGAAGCAGATCGCGACGCTTCAGGCTGACCTCGAAAAGGCCAATAAGCCGGCGAAATAGACCTGATGGGCAACGTGTAGGGCCGTCTCGCAGCAATGTGGGACGGCTCTTGCATAGGAGGGTGGCTTGTCGACCGAGCAGCAAATCAACGACGTGAAGATTTACCGCGACAGCGCGGGCTTCTATCGCGAACGTCCCGATGACGCACCGGTCGCGGCATTGAAGGCGCAGCTTGATGCCGGGCTTGCCACCATTCCCCAGCCATCCTCCGCCACCCCCATGCCAGAGAAAACCGGCGGGGCTACCGGTGCGGCCGACACTCGCTACGCCCGCGCCGACCACCAGCATCCCCGCCTGACCAGCACGACCTATGGCACGCTCGGCAGCAACGGGCAGGTATCAATTGCCTTCACCCGCACCTTCGTGAACAAGCCCGGCATCAATCTGACCGAGACGGATGCGACGGCATCCAGTCAGCCCCTCGTGCTGCGGTCGATTGGCTGGATGCAGGATAGCAATGGCCTGTACACTGGCGTCATCATCCAGGGATCGCGCGCGCAGCTTCTGCCGGCCCTCACCCCGCTATCCACGCTCCTGTCGCTGGTCAGCGGCGTCGTCACTGGCGTCAATCTGGTCGTGACTGCGCTGACCAACTACAATATTTTTGGCGGCAATGCGGCCGGCGCTGCTGTATCGGTGATCGCCGTCGCACGCAGTGACGTAGCCGCAACCTGATGGCGGTAGCCCCTCCCCTCCACCACGGACACGATGCAGCATGGCTACCGTGCAAGACCTGCGGATGCGCTACCCGGCGCTACGGGACGTGGCCGCTGACGACATTCAATACTGGCTGACCGACGCGTTGCGGACGGTCGGACCGTCATGGGGTGATGACGCGGACGTGGCGCAGATCGCGCTTGCCGCGCATAATCTGGTCGTGAATGACATGCCGGGCATCCGCAAGACGGAGGCCGAGCAGCTTCCCGCCGGTGTGACGAAATTCAAGTCCGCGAGTATGGACGTGCAGATCAGCGAGACGGCTGCGAATCGGCTGCTGGGCACGGGCTACAACGCGACCCGCTACGGGCAGGAATTTGCTGCGCTGCTCCGCCGTCATGCCGGTGGGCCGATACTGGCGGGCTATGTCGAGCCGAGGGGGCGTTGGTGAGCATCGCAGATGCCTTCGCCGGAGTCGCTGTCGCCTTCTCGCGCGCGGGCCTTGGAGCTTTCCACGATGCCGAAGTCCGCTGGCCCGGTGTACCTGAGACGGATAAGGGCGGCTCGATCGTGCGTCCCGGCGTGCCGCTGGTCTATCCGTGCCAGTGCCAGGTCGACACGGCCACCGAGGCGATGCGGGCGGAGGCGGGTTTCGCGCAGACGGACGTAGCGCTGCTGATCCTTGCTGCCACGCTGGATGTCGCGATGGATACCGAGGCCACCGTCATCGTAGCCGAGGGGCCGCGTGCCGGTCGGTACAGCGTGCAGAGTGTGTCGCTGGACAGCATGGGGAGCCATTGGGTGTGTCGGGGGCGCGGTGATTAAGCTCACCGACAATCATGCGCCCCGGCTGTTCAAGGCGTCGCCACGGCAGGTCATTCCCGCCATCGGGGACGAGTTGCACGAAAGCGCCGAAATCATCGCTAACGACGCGCGAATCTCGATTATCGACGGCGGCATCAGCGGATCGGGCCATATCCCGTCCATCGCAGGTCAGCCGCCCAACGCCGACACGCACGATCTCGACCAGAGCATCCATGCGACTGAGACGATTGAGGTGGACGGCTACGTCAAGGCTAGCGTCGTCGCGGACAGCGATCATGCACTGTACATGGAGCTAGGCACAACCAAGATTGAAGAGCGCCCATTCATGCGGCCGGCTGTTGCCCGTCACCGCCGCACTACGGTGAAGAGCATCGCCCTCGCCTATAATCGGCAGGTGCGCTGATGGATTATTCCCTGCCTGTCCGCCGCGCGATCCTGCCGGCCATGAAGGACAATGACGCGCTTACCGATCTGATACCGGAGGCGAGCATATACGGCGCTACGGTGCCCATCAGGCGCACGTTTCCATTCGCTCGCTATGGTGCGCCGATCGCTACGCCCTTCCGGCTGTCCGGTCTGAATAGCAGCAGCATCCGCGTCACCATTCACGCTTTCACCGGGCCGGTAGCCGATGGTGGCGAGGCGGCCGAAGACCTGTGCTGGCGCATGGCGGCTGCGATCAAGACCGCGCTTGATGGGCGGGCGCTGGCGCTGGAAGAAGGTATGACCGCTACCGTCGCGTGGGTCGGGTCCAATTGCATCGTGGACCGCGATGAAGCCAGCGCTTGGCACGCGATCGTCAATTTTCAGGTTGATGTAGCTGGCTAGCCGTAGATCAACGCGAATACCATCATCGCAACGATCGCGCTGAACGCCAAGATGATGACTATCAGTATATGACGCGCGAATGGGCTGAGTGGCGGCTTCACGTAGCCAGCACGCGAGGATAGAGCTGCACACGCGATACCGATAGGCCCAAGCAGGAAGCCCAAGACGCCAAAGCCGAACCCGCTGCGCCCTTTCTGGGCTGCGATCAATCCAGCGGCGATACCCATCAACAACGCGGCGATGAGCAGCAACATATAGCCTCCCTTGACGGCGGTAATGACCGGACGATCACGGCTTTACCCATCGGCAAACTCCGGAGGGTTATATGTCCGTACCGACGATCGTCAAAGGCCAGTATTTCGACGTGGCAGTCGACGCGACCGGCGGCGGCACCTTCACCTATCTGTGCGGCCTGAACACCCGCAATATCACCCACCAGGTCAACACCAACGACGAAGCGGTTCCCGACTGCGATCGGCCTGCGACGGTGCCGTGGCGCGTCCTGAACACGACCAGTCAGCAGAAGGACATGGCTGGCACCGGCGTTCATAATCTGGCGCAGGCCGATCTCATCCGTTCCATCTTCGGCAAGACTCGTGATTTCCGCTTCATCGAAGCGCGCCCCGACGCGGCTGACGCCGACGACAAGGACATGATCGGCTATTGGGAAGGACCGTTCATGCTGACGAACTGGCAGGAAGGTGCCACGGATGGCACGAACGCGACCGCGCAGTTCACCTTCTCCAGCGACGGTGAAGTCTTGTGGGTTCCGGCGACGGGCGGTTGATCTGTGCAAACGTGGGTCGACATCAAGTTCGCGGATGGCGTGTACCGGTTCCAGTTCGGGCTTGGGCAAATCAGTGAGCTGGAGAAGAAATGCGATGCCGGCCTAGGGCGCATCTTTGCGCGCACCCTTGCCGGCCGCTACGGCTTCACGCCTGCCGACGCGCTACCATTGGAGGCCGAATACCGCTTCACTGAGCTGGTCGAGATCATCCGGCAGGGACTTATCGGCGGCAATCATGCAGAAATCGACGGCCAGCCCAAGACGGTATCGTCTGTTCGCGCCAACGACCTGATTGCGAATTACGTCCTAAACCCTGGCCCTGATCGCTGGCCCGTGTCAGCAGTCTGGAACCTCGCGGCCAGCGTGCTTCATGCCCTGATCGAAGGCTACACTCCGCCGGGGGAAGCCAGCGCCGGGGAAAGCCCGGCGATCTAGACCAGCGGTTCGATTACGCGCTGGCGCTGGCGAACTGCGCCAAGATGCACGTGTCGATGGCTGACGCCCGGTCGCTGTCGTGGTGGGAATACAATGCCCTGTTGTGGGGCCACCAGCCGCCCGAAGAAGATCAGCCCCCCGAGGCGCCTGACGCCGATTGGGTGCGTCGCCGCATGGAGCGGTTGCAGGACGCCGGCATGATAGGAGCGCTGCACTGATGGCCGAGCTTGTCGACGCGATCGTCGCCGATCTGACGGTGAAGTATGACCAGTATGTTGCCGGGTTTGACAAGGCGACCGCTGCCCATCAGCGCTTCACCAAGAGCGTGCCCAAGATCGGTGCGATGGGCGGATTCACGCAGGCAGAGGCGCAGCAATACGCGGATCGGCATAGCAAGGTAGGTGAGGCCGCTGAGAAGGCGGGCGAGAAACGGAAGCGCGCCGCCAAGGGTGCCAGCGATACCGAGAAGGCCGAAGCCAAGGCTGCTGCCGATGCCGTAAAGAAGGCCGCCCGCGAACGCGAGAAAGCCGAACGCGCCGCTGCCCGTGCCGCCGAGGCTGCTGTGAAGGCGGCTGAGCGCGAGAAGCAGGCTGCGTTGAAGGCGACCCAGCGCGAACAGGAGAAGGCCGCCCGTGCGGCGGCTGCGAAGGCAGAGGCCGAACGCGCTGCCGCTGCCGTTGTCGTTGCCGCTGCGGAGCGTGAGGCGGCTGCACGTGCCCGCCTTGCCGAGGTGGCGCAGCGGGCGATTGACCGGCGCGGCAGTGGTCTTGCCCCGGCTGTGGGCGGTAGGATCGGCGCAACCGTCCCGCGTGAGGCGACCGGCCAAGCGTCGATTCCTCTCAACGTCTTGAACAGCGGCGCGCGCGCCGAAGCTGAAGCTGAAAAGGAGATCAATCACCTCCTGGCCGACCAGGCCGTGTTGTCGTCTCAGCTTGTGGGCCTGAAAGGCCGCGAGCGTGATGTCGTGCGCGACCAGCTTGCTGAAATTCGACTGACCCGCCAGCTTGAGCGGACCGGGCTTGATGATGCAGCCATAGCGCTACGTCTGGAAGAAAGACGTGCGGCGGTTGCCGGCGTTCGAAGCCGAAACGAGCGCTCGCAGGCCAATCGGGGGCTGGAGCAATATGCTCGCGGCGCTGGGTTGTCGGCTGCTACTGGTGGGGGCGCAGCCATTGCGGGTATCGCGACTGCCGTAGGTGTCGGGGTCGGTGTCGAGGTAATTCGCTCCGCTGTGGAATACGGCAAAGCGCTGGACGACCTGTCAAAGCAGCTTGGCATCACCGTCGAGGACTTGCAGGCGTACCTCCAGATAGCGCGCGATACTGGCGTCGAGCAGGCGACGCTATCGAGCGCGTTCGGTCAGTTTGCCAGCAATCTGGGCCGCGCGCAGCAGGGGCAGGAGGAATACAGCAAGGTATTCAAGGCGCTTGGCGTTGATATTAAGGATTTCTCGACTGCCGGCGATGCGCTGCCGACGATCATTGAGCGTATCTCCTCGATCAAAGACCCCTTGCAGCGCGCCGCAGTCGAAACGCGCCTTTTCGGCGAAGAGGGGCGCAAGCTCGATCCTCTTCTCTCCGGCGGGGCTGATGGTGTAAGCAAGCTATCGGCAGCCTTGCAGGAAACTGGCCGAGCGCTTTCTGCGCAGGAAATCAAAGATCTTGATGCCACGGCGCGGAAGCTGGCAGAAGTCAAAAATCAGCTTCAGGTCGACTTTGCGCGGATCGTGGCCGGCAATGCCGACGCTATCATCGGTCTGGCGCAGTCTTTTTCGACCTTGGTAAACAGCATCGGCGGTGCAATCCAGAAACTCCAGCAATTTAGCGCCGAGCAAATTCGGGCGGGTAAATTACCCGGTGATCCGGTAAAAGCGAAGCAGTTCCAGATCAGCAATGAGTATGGTCGCGGGCGGCTCTACGCAGATAACAACGCTGCGCTTGCGGCAAATCGACAGCGCTTTCGCATACTGCCGAATGACGAACGGCTGTTGGCAGCCCAGCCGGCGGGATCGCCTGCAAAGACGGTCGCCCAACTCAAGCGCGAACAGCTTGCGGCGGCTAATGCGCCGGTCCTCGCCGAGCGCCGTGAGATCGTCGCAGCAGCGCGTCAGGCTGTTTCGGATCGCAACCCGACACCACCAGTCCAGGCAGGCAGCGTCAACATGGGGCTGATCCGCAACCTCGGCGCACCCAATCCGCCCAAGGGCAAATCAGCCGAAAGTCTGGCCCGCGAGGAAGAGCAGCGCACTCGTCAGTTCAACGACCAGCTTGCCCAAGCGACCGCCGACTATCTTCGTGCGCAGGAGCAACTCACGGCCAGTGCTGACAAACGGGCAGCGATCGAATTAGAACTGCTGGACACGGCCTCTAAGGCGCGCATTGCTGACATCGAGAGCCAGCGGAAGCGCAACGTCTTGGCCGGTGCGGATGCTGGCATTGAGGCGGCACGGGCGGCGGAACTGACGGCAGCCGAACGTCGGGCACGCGATGCTGACAAGGCGGTGATTGAGCAGGATCGCCAGCTTGATAATGCCCGCGCCCTCACCTCCGCATCCGCCACGCTCTTGGACGTGCAGGCCACGCTCCTGAATAGCCAGCTAGCGGTCGCCCGCACTGTGGCCGAGCGTCGCGATGTAGAACTGCGCCTGCTCGACAATGTCAAAGAGCAGGAGCGCAACCGGCTTCAGGGCATCATCAATTCTTCACGTCCCGGTGACCCGGCGGCGGCTGATGCGCAGGCTCAGCTTGGCACGCTCGACCAGCGAACTGACGCGCAGCGCCGTGCGATCAGCTACCGCAACCGTGGGCCGCTGGAAGAGTACCGCGACAATCTGCCGCGCACCGCTGACCAGATGAACGAGGCGCTGGAAAGCGTTAAGGCGCGCGGGCTGGCGTCGTTTGATGATGCCTTGACCGACAGTATTTCGAAGGTGTTCAAGCTTGGTGGTGCGTTCGGCAGCGTGGCGAATGGGATCATCTCTGACTTGATCCGTATTGGCGTGCAGCGTGCGATCATTGGGCCATTGGCTGATAGTCTCTTTGGCGCCGCTGGGGGCACGGGGGGGGGCGGGCTTGGCAACCTGCTCGGCAAGATCGGCCTTGGTGGCACCCGTGCGGTCGGCGGCAATGTCGTGGCTGGTGTGCCATATCTTGTGGGTGAGCGCGGCCCTGAGCCGGTCGTGTTCGGTCAATCGGGCAGGGTCTATCCGAACGGATCGCTGCCCCAATTTGCCGGAGCGACAAGAGGCGGCACTGCGCTGCACCAGACGATCCATATCGACGCTAGCGGGGTCAATCCGGACGGCTACACCGCAAGCATCGTGGGGATCGTTCGCCGTGAGACAGCGCAGGCGATCGGGCAGAACAACGGTGCGATCCGCAAGTCCCTCCCCGCCGCCCAAGACCGCTACGGCAAGCTCGGCACCACCGGATGACGGCGGTAATCGCCCACCGCCCCGCCCCATAGCGTCTCCGCCATGCTACGCGTGTTCCATCCCTGCCGCTTCAATTTCGCGGATCAGGACGTGCGGGTGGATGGCTCGACCATCACGGGTGGCCCGTCGCTGTCGGGATACGAGGACGTGATCCGCGTAGACGGGGGCGGTTTCTGGCAGGCGGATTATCGTGGCGCACGCTTTGGAGGAAGAAGCGAAAAGCGGGCGGCGGCCACGCTGGAATGGCGCGCCTTCAATGCCGCGATGCTCGGTGGTTCGAGCGCCGCCATCGTGCAATTCTGCGATCGTCACCACCAGCCGATCGGCCCGGCATTGACCGTCCCCGGCACCACCTATGCCACGGCTGGCGCGGCTGCCTCGGTCGTCGGCGTATTGAATGGCCAAGCGGGCGGCCTGCGTGCGACGGTGCTGGACATCGACCTGATTAGCGAACGCCCGCTCGACATATGGGCGCGCTTCACACACGTCCATCCGACTTGGGGCGAGCGGGCCTACGAGATATACGAGGTGCAATCTTCGGGCCGGCGTCATCGGGTGACTATCCAGCCCCCGATCCGTGGCGGCATCAAGGCAGGCGATCCGCTCGACTTCGACGACGTGCGTTGCCGGATGCGCCGCACGTCCGCGCCGTCCAATGCGCTGTCGGGCGGGGTCTTCTCGACCGGCGACATATCTTTTGTCGAAGACATGCGGCCCCTGCTGTGAAGCGCAATACCATCATCCGCTTCGGCACCACGCCCCCTGCTCGCCTATGGTCGGGATCGGGCGACCTTCGCATCCCTGTGGATGGGATCGAGACAGAGGACGGAGCGCGGTATCTCGGCGGCGGGGAATTGCTGGACGGCCTGACGGACCTCGACCAGCTCATCAATGGCACGGCGGACCGGATCGAGATCGCGGTGTCCGGTGTGACGGCTGCCACTGTCAAGCTAGCGCTGGAAGAAGCCGACGACCTCAAGGGGTCTGACGTAGACATCGGCATCGTGGAGTTTGACGACCACTGGCAGGTCACCTCCGTCATTTGGGCCGCCCGATACCGCGCCGACAAGCTGTCGATCAGCCGCCCGCCCGGCACCCGCACCATCACCGTGTCGCTGGGGTCGGATGATACCGGTCGGTCACGCACGCCCAACGCTTACTGGACCAGCGCCGATCAGCGCAGGCGTTCGCCTGACGATGCCTTCTGCGATCGCGTGTCGGGCCTGAACGCCGGCACGTCGCGCGCTTTCGGGCCAAACGGGTGAGGCTCGCGGACTATCTAGCCGCGCCGCGTCCTGCCTGGGACTGGATCGCGCTGGACTGCTGCCGGTGGGTCGATGCCTGGGTGCAGGCGCGAGGCCATGGCAGCCCTATCGCGGCGCTGGGGCTGGTCTATGACAGCGAGCGCAGTGCCTTGCGCCGAATAGCGGAAGCGGGTGGCCTTGTGCCGCTGTGGACCGCCGGCATGGCCTTGGTGGGCGTGCCTGAGGTGGATGATCCGGTGACCGGCAGCGTCGGCATCATCGCCCGACCGACCGTTTGCGGCACTGGTGAGGCGGCAGCGATCTTTACCGGCGATCGGTGGGTGTCACTGGGGCCGCGGGGTCTGGACTTTGCGCCGGCGGATGCTCTGCGGGTGTGGCGCGTCTGATGGGCAAGACGGTCGGGTCCATTCTTGGTAGCCTTGCTGGTCAGGCAATCGGCTTTGCCGTCGCCGGTCCGATTGGTGCAGTCGTCGGCGGCATTGTAGGAGGTGCGGCCGGCGGCGCTGTCGGCGGCCTGATCTACACCCCTAAATCACAGAGACCGGATCAGGCGGTAAGCGCCATCCGCACCGAGCGGCCCGCCCGCGTGTCGTCATATGGGCGGGGCAAGCTATTCGGCGCGTACATGCTCTACGAGACTGCACCCGATGGTTCGGCGGTGGACGTGTGGGCCTTCCACGACGGACGCATTGACGCGATCGAGGCGTACTATCTCGGTGACAAGCGCGTCACCCGCCTGCCTACCGGCTTCGTGCAGGGTGAGGCGGACGGCCTTTACGGCGACAGCAATATCATTCAGATCGGCGCCAATCTCGGCGCAGCGACGGAGATGGCACACGCCCCCGTAATTGCCACTGTGCCGGGCCTCTGGACCAGCAAGCACCGGGGTGACGGTATCGTATCCGGCTACATGATTTCCAAGCCGGTCAAGACCAAGAACTATCAGGCGACGTATCCGCAAGGCGGTCCCAATTCCACGCCGCTGTCGCTGGTCATCCGCGCTCAGTGCGTATTCGACTGGCGCGATCCGGCGCAATCGTTGGCCGATCCGCTGTCGTGGAAGTGGTCGGAAAATTACGTCCTGCATCTGGCTCACTACGAGCTGGTGCGGAACGGTAAGACGTGGGCGCGGCACTTCGCCCCTACCCTCGCCTACTGGACTGCCGCAGCGAATGATGCCGATCTGGCTGTGCCGCTGAAGGCTGGCGGTAGCGAGCCGCGCTATCGGTCCTGCATTAGCCATCGCCATGCCGGTGACGGGTCGGAGCATAAGGCCGTCATCGCCGCCCTGCTTGCCTGTGGCGACGGCTGGATGTGTCCACGTCAGGACGGTGCGCTGGTGATCCATCCCGGCCGATACTATCCGCCCACCGTCCGCATCGGGCCGGACCAGGTGGTCAGCTACACCGTCGAGGACGGCATCGCGGATGAGGATGCGGTCAATCAGATCGGCGTGACGTACGTCTCGGACCAGCACGACTTCAATGTGGTAGATACCGATCCGTGGGCTGACGATGACGACATCCTGCGGCGCGGGGCGGTTCGATCCGACGACCTCGCCAATCAGGTGCCGAGTCACGCGCAAGCCCGCAGGCTCGCCAAGCGCCAGATGGCCCGCGTCATGGCGCCCAAGCGTGGCACCTTCACCACGCTGGCATCAGGTGCGGCGATCCTGTCCGAGCGGTATATCAACCTGTTGCTGGCGGAAGGCGTTGGGACCGATGACGCCTTCGTGGCGCAGGACGGGCCGGTTGAGATCGTATCCCTGTCGCGCAATCTTCAGACCGGCGCGGTGACAGCATCGTGGATCGCGGCCGATCCCAATGTGGACGCTTGGAACCCGGCAACTGAGGAAGGCGACCCCGCCCCGGTTGGCGATCGAGTGGCGCGCGAACCGCTCGATCAGCCCATGATTATCAGCGCCACGCCGATCTATAGCGCGGTCGGGCAAACGCCGGAGGATGATAGCGGCGTTGTCACTCAGCCGGGGCAGACGGCGACCGGTGCGCATATCCTGATCGCCGCAACCGGCACCGATCGGACCGACGCAATCTGGTACGCGCGCTGGCGGGTGGGCACGTCAGGAAGCTGGAACGAGCGCGAATACCCTGATGCCGATCCGGGGCCGGGCGTGTCCTTTGCCACCGAATTTGTCCCGCTGTCGTCCAACGTGAATGTGCAGGTGGCTTATGGGCTTGGGGACGGTCGCCTGTCGCCCTGGTCGCTAAGCAAGGTGGTCGATACCACAACCGGCTGACGGCGGTAAGTCTGAGCAGCCCATAACCATACCGATGAGGGCATGGCCGCCCGTCTCGACATCATGCTCCAGCGCAACGAGGGGTGGGCGAAGACGCTGCGGATCACTGACAGCGATGATGTTCCGATCGACCTCACCGGCTGCGTGCTGGCTATGCAGGTCCGCGAGAAGCTGACGCAAACGCTGATTACGCAGGCGGAAGTCACGATCGAGAACGCATCGGTCGGTATCGTGTCAATCGTGCTGCCCGGTGGGCCGGGGTCTGCACTCGGTCGGTACGGCTCACCAATCCAGACCGTCAACCTGCATCACGACCTGCTGATGACGGACAGCCAAGGCGCACCCGTGGTCCTGTTTTCGGGTGTCGTTGTCCTATCTCGCGGAGAGACGCGCGCATGACCGATATTCGCGTCGCACAGACGATCAAGGTGACGGTGGAGAATGCCCGTGGCGCGTCTGTTACTGAAATGGCGCGCCGCTCCGGCGCTTTCGGTGTTCAGCCGGCGGACGGCGATGCGGTCGCATTGGAAAAGCTGGCCGATGCCGTAATTCTCGAAAATCCGAACTTCAAAGGCGACATAGGTGACCCCGGCCCCGCCGGGAATGTCGCCGCGACCCTCGACCAGTTGAAGGCAGCACCTATCACCAACGGCACGATGATCGCTGCCTATGATGACAGCGGTTCCACCATGACGTGGCGCGAGGGTGACTATACTAGTCAGGCAGCCGAGCGGCCCCAAGATTTTGTCAAGTCGAATGACTATGCGCTGACGGCGGGCGCATGGGTGCGGCAGGATGCTGCGACAGTCCCATATCGTCCCGTCGCGCCTGGCGTCATCACTCGGCCCACGGCAGAGCGACTTGCCGACAGCATCCGCGTTCACGATCACGGCGCTTACGGCGACACCAATCCACACCCGCTGAGCGAGCGTTTTGATAGCTTGGCTGCCGCTCGTGCCGCCTATCCTGGCGTGCCCATCGTCGCGCTGACGGATCGATCGGACGGTGTCGCCATGCAGGCTGCGATCCGGCGCGCCGCAAGGCTAGCGCTGCCTGGGTTCGAAGGCGGCTATGAAACTCGAGCCATCGTGCTGATGCGCGCTGGACGTTATCTACCAACTCGGACGCTGCGCCTACCCAATAGCGTCAAGCTGATGGGCGCTGGCGGCGGCGCTACGATCATCGACGCGCAGAATTTCACGGTTGATGGCCCGCTGATCGTCAACGACACTCCCGGCAGCGTTGACATGCAGCTTGAGGGCTTTTCCATCCACGGCGGTACGCACGCGGTCAAGATCGACAGCGGAAGCAATGGGCAGGTCAACAGCCTGAGTTTCCGCGACGTGCAGATGCGTTTGCAGACCGATAAGTGCTTTGAGGCAAACCGGCTTCTGCAACTGGCGTATTTCGACCGGTGCGTGTTTTCTGGTGCGCCTTATGGCTTTTACGCACCGGGGTGGACCACCAATGCGGTAACTCTGCTCAACTGCGGGTTTGAGGATATTTCTTGGATACCGCTGACTTTGCGATCAGCGGAAGCTGTTAACATCATTGGCGGTCGCTTTGAGGCAGGCGGCAACTCGGCGATTGCCAAGCTGACCGGCCGCATCAACGGCACCACGCTCACGGTGGAGAATGCCTACGAGGGTATGATCCGTCCCGGCGGTTTGCTTATCGCAGATGGGAGTGGCCTTGGCCCCGCCCCCGGCACGTCGATCCGCCGGCAGATCAATGGCACGCCCGGTGGTAACGGTACCTACGAAGTCAGCGTGGCGCAGACCCTCGCAAGCCGCCCGCTTTTTAATGTCGGCTGCACGATTGATCTTGATCAGGCCACAGTGAATGATGCCGGGTGTCAAGTCACGTTGCGTGGCACGTATATTGAGAATACCGCGCCGTATCTGGTGAGAGATCGTGCGTCTCGTGACGGCGTATCATTCGACGGCTGCCACTTCACCCAAGCACTCGACAAGGACGGCTTCCCGACCGACTATGTTTGCGACAGCGATGGCGTCATCCATTTTGGCAGCAACGACCAAAGCGTAAAGTCTGTCATCCTGCCAGATAATGCTTTGGTCACCGGGCAAAACGCCAAACTGTTCGGCAATACGAACCTTTACACATCGCGCGCGCCTGGGTCGACCCGGTTCCGGTCGCGGCGGGTTGAGGCGACTGGCGAGGCCACGATCCCTGCGCTGACCATGACGCGCATCGGCTCCACCGGCGCGTCCATGACCGCAGGTGTGCTGACGGTCGGTCTGCTGGGCTTCGACAATGCTTCCGGGGCGGTAATCCGCTTCTCACAGCGCTTCCGGCTGATTGTCTATCCAAACGCAGGCACGCTCTACATGGAGAAGGTCAGCGAAGTGGCGACTGGAACGCCCCTGACCGCGACCGTCGATATTCAAGCCGGCCCCGGCGCCAGCGCGACGTACACTCGAATAGATATCGTCGTTAGCGGCCTGAATGGCTCCACGCCGTCGTCGGTGTGGTGGTCATTCGAGGAGGATGGCGTGTCGATGACCGCGTCCGAATACCTCCGGGTCAAGTGCGCGTGACGCCCTTTCCCATTCCCGAATGCGTGGCGGCGCTTTCCGTCAACGGAGTGTGCATCATGGCTGACGATTCCCAGACCCCGCCTGTCGAGCCGATCGATCCCGACGCGGACGACGCGCGGCAGCAGGATGACGACAGCGGCGGTGGCGGTGGCGGCAATCCGCCCCAGCCGGGCAAGCCCCGCTGATGAATGAGGTCGCGATCTCTGGCATGGCGTGCGTCATCGCGATTGCGGTGGCGTGCTATGCGCGTGAGGATCGCGACCTCACTATTCTGGTGGCGCTGGCGGTCGCAGCTAACTGGTTGCTGTTCGCGATGCCTTGGATTTACGCGCCAGCATCGCTCGCCTTCATCGCCTACGACTTTGGGATTCCGGCGCGTCAGGAAGATGGGTGGGCTGTCATAGACCTGCTGAGCCTGATGATCGTCGCATGGCGCGGGCGTGATGCCTGGTGGTCGCCGATCATCTGGTCATCCTACCTCGTTACGTTAGCGATGCATGCAATCGCTTGGGCCAATGGCCTGCAATACGTCGAATACAAATATGTCCTGAATGCCGCACTCATCATCCAGCTTGCGGTGATTTTCATGCTTGGGGGTGGTGGCTGTGCCGATCGTCTGCTTTCTGTTCGCGCTGATCTTCGTCGGATGGTGCGTGCTTCCTTCGCGAGGGCGCAGTCGTGAATGAGCAGGGCGATCACGCACGACTGATATACATCGCAATGGCCGCGCTGGCTGGCTCGGTGACGGCGCTGTCCTTTATGCCGTGGCGGACCATGCGGTGGTCCGAAGTCCTGATGACGCTGATCGTCGGTTCGGGCTTTGCGGCTTTTGGTGTCCCGTATCTGGTAGGCGACCTTGCCGGTATCCAAATCGACAACCTGCGGGCCATCTGCTTCTTCACGTACATCGGCGCGACCGGGGCCAATGCCTTCGTCCCGGTGCTGATCCGGTGGGGCAAGAAGCGCCTGGAGAAGCTGCTTGATGCGGAGGAAGCCGCATGATGACGCTCGACATTCTCAATACACTGGGGCGGCTGCTGCTGACCCTGATCGTGGTCGTGAAGATCACCCGGTTTCGTGACACCATGAACGCGGTCGAGCGCGTCTCATTGGGGGTGATGGGCAGCGGTAGCTTTCTCACCATCGCTGTCATTTGGGAGCGCACCGGCAGCCCATTCGAGGGGTGGGCTACGACCTTGCTGACATTCGGGGCATTCGGATTTCTGATCGGCCGCACGCTGCGGGACTGGAAGCACGACGACACCAACCGCGCAGGCATCGCCGCTGCGGCTGCGCACTTCCGCGAAAGGCGAAAGCTATGATCGACTGGAAGCGCACCCAAGCCGCGCTTGGCGTAACCCCCGATGGCATCCCCGGCCGCGCGACCTACGCCGCAATATTCAAGCTGGTCGGGCCGTCCGCCTCACCCGGCACGCTGAAATCGCTGGGCAATGCGATGGCGGTCCACGGCCCTATCTACGGCGCGATCAATAGCCGCGACCGGCTGGCCGACTTTCTGGCGCAGACGGCGAATGAGACGGGCGGGTATCAGGTCTTCACAGAGAACCTGAATTACTCGGCAGCGGCACTGTCCCGCACTTGGCCGTCGCGCTTCACGCCCGACAGCGCCGCCCAATACGCCCGCAAGCCCGAACTGATTGCGCAGCGCGTCTATGGCGACCGCATGGGCAATCTGAGCCCAGCGGAAGGCTGGCTATTCCGTGGGCGCGGGATGCTCCAGCTTACCGGCCGCGCCAATTACGAGGCAGCAGATAAGCGGCTGGGCATCGGCCTCGACACCGATCCCGATCTAGCGGCGGTTCCTGCCCTGTCGCTGCTGATCGCACTCGACTTCTACCGCGACCGCAAGGTGTGGGAACGGCTGGACGCTGGTGATCCGACCGGCGCGCGGCGCATTACCAATGGCGGGACGATCGGATTGGATCACGTCAATGCGCTGCGAGCTAAGGCGCTGGAGGTGTTGGCATGACCCCACTCCGTAATATCGATGCGCGCGGCTGGATCGGTATCGGCGTTTTCTTGCTGACGGTCATGGTCTTCGTGATGACGGCAGCAATCCCGGCCCTTCGTGACAATGAGTATTTCAAGACGCTCGGTACGCTCGTCGTCGGTGCTTTCATCAAAGACGTGGTTTCGTGGGCTTACGCCGCGACCAAGGGCGGCGGTGAGCTGGCCGAGCGGAACGCGACGATCATTCAAAAGCAGGCGGAAGCCATGCCCCCGATCAGCGAGGACATTAAGCCATGAAGCGCCTCCTATGTCTCGCCATTGCCGCCAGCCTGTCAGCCTGCGCGCCCACAGGCGGCATCGACGTATGCAAATACGCTTCCCTCCGCCGCACGACCTACACCGCCGCAATCCGGGCCGCTGACGCTTACGCCGCGACCGGCCAGCCCGTCCCGTACGAGGTGGCGCTTGGTCGCACAGCCGCTGTGACCGCGCTGTCCGTGCTGGATCACAATTGCCCGGTGGTGCGCTGATATGCTGGTAGTCGATAAGGCGCTGAAAGACTTCAGGGTCGGGGCGGGCGAGCCTTTCATTCTGTCCGTCGTCTTCCGCGACAAGCTGGATGGCTTGCTGGACATGACGGACCGCCGCGTCGTGCTGTCCTTCTACCTGTCCAGCGGGCGCGGGCTATTCGCGAAGATCGACGGTGTGCCGGCCGGCGACGGTATCCTGCAATTCGTCCGACCCGGCACCTTCACCGCCGATCTATACGGCCAAGGTCTGACCGTATCCCTCTCGGAACGGCTGCTGGACGGTCGTGAGACGCTGGCGACCGGCAAGTTGACCGTGGCGGCTACGGCTGATCCTGTCGAGCCGTACGGTTCGCTGATCGGGCGGGGCGAGATGCGCGCTACCGTCTATCTGGACGACCTGGGTACGGTGACGAAGTGGGGCGACCTGATCCGCCTGCCCTATTCGAATGACGGCACGCCGGTGATTTTCACGCCTGCCGCCATCCAGAGCGATCCCACCCCCCAGGTCGGCGAGACATTCACGCTAGTCCGCCCGACTGGAAATGGGCCTGTGGTGGCCGAACGCCTGCTAGAAAACGGTGTTGACGTGTGGAGCGAGGTCACGAACCTGCGCTTCACTGCCCGCGCTGCCGGCTCCCTTCGCTACGAAGCCGACCTGCAAGGGCCGGACGGCACGACGGCGACCAGCAGGTCGACGATCACGGTCCAAGGGATGGTCACACTTCAGCCTATCACCGGCTCCGGCGCTCTCATCTCCGGCACAGCGTCATCCGGCACGATCTCCGGCAAGACGGCAGGCTCGACCCTGACGACGACGGCCCCCGGTCTGACGATCACCAGCACGTCGTACACCTTCGACGGATCGGCTGCATCTGGCACCTATGTCATCACCGAGACGCTCGCAGGGGCGACGAATAGCCCCAATTCGACGCAGGTCGTGGTGCAGGCGGCGGGCAGCACCGGCGGCGTCACATGGACTGGGGTGACGTGGACCGGCGTCACCTGGGGCGGCGGGGGCACGACGCCGCAGCCGGCATCCGTAAAAGCTACAGGCCCCGCGACCATCGTGGAAGGCACTGGCGGCGCTACGCCAGCAAGCGCGAGGGTTACCGGGCCCGCCACCATCGCCGAAGGCACATCACAATCCGCATCCGTGGCCGTCACCGGCCCGTCCACTATCGCAGAGGGCAATTGACATGACCGCCGCCACTTACGACTTCACTCTTTCCGCCGCGCAATCTTCGGCGTCGTCGATGATCGTGGAATTGCAGCCCGACAGTTCTTCGCCCACTCCAGGCACGGATGGCCGCTGGCAGGGCGGCACCCGCCCGCGCATCACCCTGAATTGGGCAGCGAATGCTCTTGTAGCGCAAGGCACAGTCAATACGGCGTCCAATTCGACCGTGGATGGCAATGCCGTGTACAAGTGGGTCAAGATTTCCTCAACGCCTTCTGACCTGACGCTGGACACGTCGGCGTTGCCCACCGTGACGATCACTGATGACGACAGCGCCGGCGGCGGAGACACGATCGTCTATGGCCCACAGACTACATCAGACAGCGGCAATGTACCGGTCGGATCAGCGAAGCAGCGCATGACCGGCAAGGTCAATGATGCGGTCTTCAGCATGTCGGTGGGGTCAAGCGCCGATGGCTCCGACCGCGTGGAAGTCTATCATGACGGCTTCGCTGCGGTGAAGATCAGGCGCTGGACTGGTGGTACGGCGACCACGGTAGCCACGGCAGCAGTCTGGGGACCGAATAATGCGATTCCTGCGAACAACGACTTCAGCTTGACCCATGATCCCGTCGCCGGGACAATCACGCTGATATCCGGCGGCACCACGCGCCTCAATGCCGTCTCCTACGGGACGCCTGCGTCCGGCACCTATGCCCGCTTCCAGCATGATGGCGGTCAGACCGTTACCATCACCCGCCTCGCATAAGGAGCCTGACACATGGCCCGTCCTGACATTGCCGCTGGCCCGCGTGACTTCGACGCGATCCGCATCGGCCGCATCCCGCCGCAAATCCTGATCGAGGGCGATAGCATCCCCGCTGCCGCCTTCGGGACGAATAGCCAATCAATCCTCTTCTGGATGGGCTTCAACCCCCGCAGCTTCGTCTATAATCCTGCGACCGACAATCTGGCGGTGCCGGGAAGCAATTCCGACACCACTGGTGCCACCTCCGGCCTGCTCTCGTCCTCCCGCCTGTCGACCATGACGACGCGGATCGCGGCGGTGAAGGACGCCGGTCGGCCGGTTGTCGTCATCCTCAATATCGGCATGAATGGCACGGCCTCGACGCTGATCGCCGACGTGCGCAAGGCGTGGAATACGTACCGGGCAGCGGGGGCAGATCAGCTCATCATCATGAGCGTCGATCCGTCGTCGGGCGCGTACAAGATGACGCCCGCGCTGGCGGCGGTGAAGATCGGCAATAACGCCGCGCTGGCCGAATTTGCCCGGCAGAATGCCCATGAGGTGCAGTATTCCGACGCCTCACCCTATCTGCTGAAGAATGATCCTAATGCGGCAGACGACGTGTACCCGCCGCAGGGGGATGCCACCAATACGGTCGGTAGCATGACCTATGACGGCATCCACGGCAACGGAAACAGTGGCTTCCATAAGGCGCGGCCGCTGGTCGAATGCGTGGCCCGCGTCACGCCCTCTGCCCCCCCGTCGCGGATCATCAGCCCCTATGCGACCGGCGCGCGTGGCAATCTCATGGGCAGCGCCGGCCGTATGTCGCAGGGCGGCGGACAGGCGTCCCAGAACACGATCGGCTCAGGCCTAACTGGGATCGAGAATTTTCCGGCCGATGGCGGTGGGATCGCGGGCACGCTCGCCGGCATGACGTGCGCGATCACCCGCGTACCCTACACGCCGATCCCGACGCTGATGGCGACCCGCTTCACCTTCTCGGGCACGACCACGGGGGACAGCAATCTGATCTTCGGTCGCGACATCGGGTACACCTCGGGGGCTTGGGATGCCAGCACGCCGATCGAGCTTGAGGCCGACATGTATCTCGATGCGCTTCGCAATTTCCGGCATCTGCGCATCAGCGGCTCGGTCGCGGGCGTAGGCAGTGCGCTGGGCAATGCGGCTGGCAATTCGAACGCCAGCGACACGATCACCGCGCCTGTCACCGGCCGCTTCCGTCCTCGCGCGCCGGTAGGCTTCACCGCCAGTCCCGGCACCTTCAGCGGCCAATTCGGGATCAGCTTCCCGGCGGGCGTGACCGTCTCCGGGTCGATCGAGCTGCTCGGGTATGGCGCCTTCCTCAATCCCGCGCTTCCCGCCGCGACCGCATAAGGATCGTCACATGCGACACATCACGATCCTGGCCGCGCTGGCGTTCTCCACCTGCGCCACCCCCGCCACCGCGCAGACGAAGGCTCTTACGCTCGGCAATCTGAAAGGCCCGATCGCCAAGGCATCCGGCAAGACGGAAGCGAAGTCGATCAAGGATTTGTGGGCGCAGATCGACGGGCTACCCGATGCGACGACCCCTGCCCCCGATCCGCGCGCCAAGCTGGGCGTCAACGTGGCGGGGCTTGCCTATTGGGCGGCAGAGCAGACCTTCGCCAATCAGGCGGCGGTCCTCGAATGGCGCGATCCGAACGGGAATTGGGCGTATGTCCCGGCGGATCGGCTGCGTGCCGGCGTGCCCATATCTATCGCCCCCGGCCGTCCGCTGCTGGCCTATCTGACGCCGCCGGCAGCGGCATGGCAGGGCAAAGCACCCGAGACGCGCTGCACATGGGCAGGCACAGGCACCGTCACGATCGGCGGGGGCAGCGTGACCAGCACGGCCCCGCGCGCGATCGCCTTCCGCTGGCCTGCATCGTCGTCTCCGATCCAGACGGTCAGCGTGTCGATCAACGCGACCGATGCGTCCGACCCGATTCGCGATATCGACTGCCGCGAACCGGGCGACACGGGCATCTACGCGGGGCAGCTACTGGACTATCTCCGCCCCTTCGGTGTGCTGCGCTTCCTCGACTGGTCGAACGCGAACGGCAATCCGTCCACCGTGACCTGGGCGACGCGCGGCCAGCCGGGTACGAATGTCACGGGCGGCAGCGACGGCTTCGCGCTGGAATATCAGATCGGGCTTGCCAATGCGGCAGCGGCAAGCCCGTGGTTCACCGTCCCGCTCAACGCGGATGCGGACTACCAGCTGCGGATGGCGCAGATGATCCACGACCAGATCCCCGCCGGCCGTCCCGTCTATGTCGAGTTGTCGAACGAGACGTGGAATCAGCAATTCGGCCAGTCGCAGCAGGTGCAGCGCGAAGGCGTCGCTGCGAAGCTGTCGGACAATCCGTTCATGGCGTCGCAGTATCGCTACGCGCAGCGGATCATCGATATGATGGCGGTGTGGTCGCAGGTCTATGCTGACCGGCCGCGCGATCTGGTGCGCGTGGTGGCGACACAGGCTGCGAACCCGTGGGTGGGCGAAATCCTGATGGATTGGGATGGCGGGCGGCTGCGGAGCAGCGTGGATGCCATCGCCATCGCGCCGTATTTCACGATCGATCTGGCGGCCGGTGGCGACCCGGTGGCGCGGCTGTCGGACGCGGCGCGGTCGATCATCGCGAAGGAAGCGACCGCCTATGCAGCGCTTGCCAAGCGCACCGGCAAGCGTCTGATCGCCTACGAAGCCGGACAGCACCTAGTCGACCCGGCGCGCGTGGACGTGATGAAGGCGGTCAACCGCGATCCGGCCATGCAGGCGATCTACAGCCGTTATCTGGCCGACTGGTCCGCTGTCTCCGGTGGCGACCTCATGACGCTTTACGCCGCGACGGGGCCGATCACCGGGTACGGAGCATGGGGACTGCGGGAGTATGCAGGGCAACCCCTGAGCGAGACGCCTAAGCTGCGGGGGGTGGTGCGCTGATCGACCCGAGATAAATCGTCGTCTCGCAATCTGGCCGCGCATGACGTTCACCGATTGCAGCCGCACTGGCTTCGTCTGCTGACGTGAATGTGCCAACTAGCCACTGCGCCCCGGTCGTTTCCGAATGAGTGTCAGCCATGACGCAGTACACAAGAATTGTCTGAATCGTGGTCATAGCCTGTTCTTGAAGTCACAATGTTGCTGCGCCTCGCGCTTGGTGGCCCAGAAGCCATCGCAAACGCGCATCTTCACCCCGTCGCTCGTGGCGTACCACTCAATGATAAACCAAGGGCGGTGTAGATCACCCTCTAGCTTGGCGACTTGGCACGAGTCTGTCATCGCTGTGTCCTCTGTTCTGGATCAAGCCGGAAGCGCTCGCACAAGGCGTGGGAAGCCGCTGCACCGATATGAAATGTCTGCTGGACAGCTTGCCATAGCGGAACGCCGTTCCTGACTTTACGGACCGGCATCGCATTCGAGACGGCGCGAAATAACAGAGCGTCATCAGATGGCACGTTGACGCCCGGCGGGTAAGGGTAGTCGATCATTGCCCGTCGTCCCGCCGCGTGTGGATCAGGGCACACCGGAACCACTTGCGGCTGGCCGGGAACGTGATCTGCCACCAGTTCGGGCCACGCTGAAAGAAGCCGCTGTTGTGCCCTTTGTAATTCCAGATGAAACGCATCATTGCCTCCATAAACCGTAGTGTTTATATAAAGACCATACGGTTTATTGGCAAGCGGCAGGGGCTGGAATTGGTAGGAAAAATGTCTATGCGCGGCGACATGGCGGGGCGACCATCAAACGGGACCAAACAGTTTCAGGTGCAGCTAGACCCAGCTGCGGTCGAGCGCGTGGATGCGCTGGTCGGAACCTACAAGCGATCCGAGTTTATCCGAGAGGCTATCGTTCGCGAATTAGATCGTCGCAAAGCCTAGCGATTCGCCCCGCCGCCACAACCATCCGCTTGCCTGTCAAGGTGAAATGTGGCAGGGAATGTGGGCTGCGAGGTAGCTGTAATGGGGTGCATCCTGGGACAGCAGACGCCTGCAAGCGCGGTCATGTAGAGGCCGGGAAAAGCCGCCCCGGTTGCCCGCAAGGGTCCGCGTAACGGTTCGCAGCATTAAGTCCCGCAAGGGCGGGGCAGGCGAGTATAGGACTGCTGGCCTCCCCCTCCCCGCATTTATCCGCGAAAGCACGAAGGGGTCAGGCGGGTGGGAGGTAGATGCGCAGACCCGGCCCCAGACAGACCTTGCCGCGATCTAGGCATCGTTGGACGGCTCGCTGGGCTTCCTCGCGGTTGCTGCCCTCGGACACCAAGCGGGCGACAAGGTGCGTTGCTGCCGCGCCATCGTCCCAACGGCGAACCGTGCCGACGACTTGCGCATCAGCGACGTAACGAAACCTCACCTCCCCACCCCCTTATCCGATGGCCTTAAGCCAGCGCGTAGGACGCAAAGTGCACCAATCGGGTCCGCCTGCACTATTGCCATAGCATCCGCGTGCGCCACTGCTCGGTCGATAGTGGGGCGGTGGAAAAGATCAGAATTTTTGATCTTTTCCGACGATCCCGAATGGTTGTGAATCCCAACCTTTCCACCATCCGCAAGCCCCAGCAGGTAGGCGTCCCGCGCAATGCCGATCGTGATCGGGTATCCACCGATCCGGGTGTTATCAATCACGATCTGCCGCAACATTGAAACCAGCGCTGTATTCTCAAAGATGTTGCGGGCCGCCTCCTCGCTATCGGTCATTTCCCCGACGTCAGGAATATGATCCCGCAACGCCTCTCTGGCTATCATCTGCGCTCGATAGAGGGCGACTGATGCGAATTGATCTTGCCGCTTCCAATCGTCGTGGCATGTGGACAAGACAGTCAGGGCGTCGATTGCTGATTTGTTGAGGTCGACCATCACCCCACCCCCTTATCCGATGGCTCAAGGGCGGCGCGGGCCGGAAACCCCGGAAGCGGCTGCCACGCATAGGGCACGATCCCAACAGGGCCGGTGAAGGATAACTCGATCCAGCGGTCTGGAATGTACCAGCCGACCAGGATGCCGGGTGCGATGGCTGTCACGCAGCGCGCGAACAGCAGCAGCGGCGTCCCGTTCATCGGTGCGCTGTCCATACCCTGCCAGCCGGCCTCCAGCTCCGCAATCCGCCGGTCCTTCGCTTCTAGGGCGGTGGCGGCTTCCTCGGCAAGCGCGGCGGATATCGAGCAATCCTGCCCGCCATCAGTGCGGGACCATGCCACAAACTGAAGCTGTTGCGCTTCCTCGCGTAGCCTCGCCACCAGCGCGGCGTCGTCGGGGGGCTGGGTCATGCGAGATCGGCCAGCGCGAAGACAATCCCGCGACAAAAGATGTCACCGTCTTCGTTGATGTCGAAAGTCGCGTGTGGTATCTCGGTACGGATCAGCCATGAGGCATCAAGATCATCAGGTGCCCAAAGCGCTTCGATCTGCTTGACGTTCGGCTTACGGCGGAAGTAGGCTTCAAGTTCACGTTCGTCGCATTCATCAGCTAGGATATGAAACGACGGCAAGAGCCCCTCACTATCAACCGAAGCCTTTCGCCCATCGTAAGCGTCAAGCTCATCATAGATCGCACCGCGAAACTCCATCAGGTCGTCAGACTGGCCGAACACTGCGACCAATCCAGCCTCCTTCAATGCTGTTGCGTGCTGCTCGATTTCGCGAGCCGGATATTCGAACCCATTCAGCAGGGCTGCTGCTTCTTCTTTCGTCATGCTCTATCTCTCACACAGGAGGATGGGGGAGTGAGGTCGAACAAAGACGGCATAGAGCGGCTTGCAGTAGGTCTGCCCGCCCCTGTAGCTGGCAATGTCGTCCTTCAGGGTATCGCCGCCTCGCGTCTCGCCGAACCATACGCCATCGCTCATCTCGACTGCCATCAGCCGGTATGTCCGTGGCCCAGAGACACGCAGCAGCTTGTTCACGCGGGCTATGGGATGCGGAGGGGTCATGGGCGGGGTGCCCAAAGCGACCGCCAGTTTGCGACGGCGCGGGATTTGTACCACGACCGCGACAGGGCAAAATCCAGGCGATCGTCTGGTTGGTCTTTCAGCGGCGTCCCGTGGTCGCACATGATGATAAATGGCCCCTCGCCTTCGTAGCCATCATATCCGGTCCTGATGTTTGGCTTGCGGCCGCACTTTCCGCACCGGCGCACATGATCCATGCGGACGCCATCCACGATGATCCCGCTCACAGCCCCCTCCCCCACGGGCAAGGCACGCCCCAGACTGCGAGGGGAGTCATGCTGCCTTCCTCATTTTGAGCAGGCCGGTCGGGACATTCGTGCCTGCCGCCGAGAAGCTACCCACCGGCAGATCGCGCCATTCGCCTTTCAGCTCGTCATGATCGTAGTGCGCGGTCGCCGGCAGGATCGACACCAGCGTGCCGCCTGGTTTGAGGAAGTTGAAGGCGTGGCGGACGTGCTTGGCGTAGTGCCGGCCGTAGAACGGCGGGTTCATCACCACGTAATCAAAGTCCGCGGTGACAGGCTGCTCCAAAAAGTTGCCCACGACGACGCTATGCCCCTTGGCTCGGGCTTCCGATGCCCGGCCAGGATGGTACTCGACGCCTAGTGCGCGGTGGCCGCGTTGGCAAATCGCATCAAGGATGCGCCCGTCGCCGCACGAAGGCTCAAGTACGCGGCATGTCGGGGCTGAGCAGTTCGTGTAGTGCCGTGGGTCGGGAACGCCGGCATATTCCAAGGCGGCGTCCACCGCCTCGGGTGGCGTCCAATAGAACTGAAGGTCTTTCGATACGGCAGTGCTGGCGCTCGGCTTGACGCCTTCTTCCTCAGCGTCGGGCAGCACTTCGCCGTAGAACTCGGCCAAGGCGCGGTTTATGTCCAGCAGCGTCGCGGCGTCGAAGAAGATATGGCAGTTGCCGTTGGCGAACTTCCGGATAGTCATGCCGCGATCGACCGTCGCGAATGTCTCTACTTTGCCGTAGCGATCCGGGCGGGAGAAGCTCCGGCCGTCAAGCACAGCGTCTTCACCGGCGCGGTGCATCTCTCCAATTGCCGACATTTCTTTGTACTCGAAGTGCGGCTTGCCTTGATACGCTGCTAAGGCGTTGCAGATATTGGTGAAGCGGTCGCGCGCCCACCCGTAGCTGAAGTCGTCCCATCCATTCATGATGATGCGCTTCGGAAGACCCTTCACGCCAATGCGGACCTTGCTATGCGACTTGTATGCGGGGTCCAGATCTGCAAAGACTTCAGCTAATCCCCGCAGAATGTGGTAGCGTGGCCGCATAAGATAGTCGCCGAAGGTGGCTTTCGCGGTATCAAAAGTCAGTGGCGGTGGGTCTGCGATGGTTCGTTCGAAAAGCGCCTTGTCCTTTGCGCTAGCGATGCGATCAATCTGAAGCCGGTTGTAGATTGCCTTCCAGCCAGAGCCGAGTAGCTTCTTCTGAAGCATCTCCTCGTGCAGACGCGGCGGGCTGACAATCGTATCAACCCACGCACCTTGCACAGATGCCGCCATGATAAGGCGCTCGTGTGCCGCGTCGAGCGCGGCTATCTCGCTGGCCAAGCGGGCGGCCTTACCGTCATATTCCTCGATAAGGTCAATGACAGTGCGCTGAAGTGCCGGAACGCTCATCCCGTCACCTGCGCGATCGTATTGAGGTGGGCGAGTGGAGGGGTCATGCTGCCTTCCTCTCTTGCTTGATGGCTTCCACCATCGCGATCCGCTCGCCGATCCAGCGCATCACCGGGACGGCCATGCTGTTGCCGAGCGCTTTGTACCGCGGCCCGTCCGCCATCGGCTTTCCTCGATGCGGGACCAGCGTGTAGTCGTCGGGGAATCCTTGCAGGCGCTCGCACTCCCGCGGGGTGAGGCGGCGGACGGCAGTGGCAGTCGTCGTCTCTGGCATACCGCTGCCGCCCAATCGCTGCACGCGAAGCGTTGGCGACAGGTTCTCGTACACATCCCCGCCATGCGACCCAGCATTGGCCATGAATGCGACGGGCACGAGTGGCGTGCCGCGCCCAGTGCCGTCCTCGCTCGCGTCAAAGCCTTCGCCTCGCAGCGCGTGCGCGATCAATGTCTCGGTCTCGTAGTCTTGGCGCCCCATCCCGCCGACATTCAAGCAGTGAGCTACCTCGCCTGTTGACGAGACCAAGGCCTCTACTGTGTCTGCGCACAATCCGTAGCTTCGCCCACCGCGCGGAGAGCCGCGTGCAACTGTTGGGGCAGGCTTTTGCCCCGCTTCTCGGCGCGGCGCAGGATGCCCCGACAAGCTGTGGCGCTCAGAAAGTACCGCTCCGGCACTTCGCCAGTCTCCAGCACATCCGACAACGAACACGCGACGGCGGCGCTGTGGAACTCCGAAGTGCTGAGCGTCCAGAACTCGGTAGGCGAACCCATACCCGAGTTCCCCCAGCCCCCCGAGGATGGCGCCAAATGCCCTTCCTCCGTCAATTGACAGGACGCCGGGGACGTTCTCCCAGACCACCCAGCGGGGCCGTGTGCGATCAGCAAGCCGGAGAAACCCAAGCGAGAGGTTGCCACGGTCTCCGTCCAGTCCCGCTCGGAGGCCGGCGACGGAGAAGTCCTGGCAGGGGGTTCCGCCCACGAGAAGGTCGATTGGTCCATATTCGTCACCTCGAATGGTGGTGAAGTCACCGTGACACGGTGTGTCGGGGTAGTGGTGGGCGAGGACCGCGCGGGGCGCTGGCTCGATCTCGCTGTAGGCCGCAGCCTCCCAGCCGAGTGGCTTCCAGGCGACGGTGCTGGCGCTGATGCCCGCGCATACGTCGAGGTATCGCATCGGCGGACTGCTGGCGTATAATGCATTAGCCATGTGACCCTCCGACGGTCGTGTGGTGGGGCGTGGTCGATTGCAGTCGGCCGCGCCCTTTTCGGTTTTCCACTCCACTCGCTGTCAGAGGTGCATTTCGCCGGGGGTTTTCCACGCCTTCATGGTGTCGACTATGGTTGCCTGCGGTGTAAGGTTTCCTGACAGGTAACCACCGTCGTTAACACGCGATCAGCGCTTTTCCGGGATCGGCGCGCTTCGTGCATGGCCATTGCCATGCTGCATAGTTTTCTCCGACTGTTCGTCATCAAGACCAAGTTCGAGGCGTTCCTCGTCATCTATGGCCTGGCGCTGGGGGCGACGCATCGCGGTGCCGAGTATCTCACCCGCTATCCCGGCTATGCAGGCTGGCTGCTGTTCGCCTGCTGCCCGATCGCGGTGTTCATGGCGGGCGCGCGCATCCTCGATTCGATGGAACGCGAAGGTGCCGACTGA